GTGCTAAAACTGGGGATACCTTACGAGGTGTCGTGAGGTTGTTTCGTTCGTTGGTTGAGAAGCGGGGTTGGATTCATTTCCAGCCCCGTTTCTTTTTTTGTTGACAAGGTATTTGGTTATCGATATTGATAAAGTTATGAAGATATCCCGACCCAAAGAAGCAACGTGGGACAACGCCAAACTATATCGCGTTGATTTCTACGACTTGCGACTACCAGTATCCGGCACACGGCTCGTGTGGGCTGTTGTCGGACACAAATGGGTTCGCATATGTACCCCTGTACAAAACAAAAAGTTTCGTGTAAGACGGGGTGAATGGGACAAAATGTCAACACAGGAGATACCCGACGATGAATAATATTCGCAAACAACTTAAAAATGACACGAGTGAGGAAATTGACTTTCACTTATTGATTGCTGTTGTTAATGAAATCCTAGAAGATGTTAAACACGGGGACTACACCGCTATTGAGTGTTTGTTTCAATACTTGGACGACCCAGAATATAGACTAAAACAATTTTTAAGAAACCCTAGTACAGATTAAGGAGGGAGATTGATGATGCCAAAGTATGAAGTAATGCGAAGCTACACTGTATGTAGCGTCGCCATTGTTGAAGCAGAGAACAGTGATGAGGCTATAGAAAAGGCCATAGTTGGAGACTGTATTACAGTCAAAGAATACGATTCTGATTATGATGAGGACATTACTGTAGAGGAGATAAGCAGTGAACGTACCGACGTTTGAAGAATTAAAGCGGGATTTACAAATCCTAGAAATTGAACCAGAGTATGACCGCATAGGACGAATTAAATTGACAGGCAATCGTCCCGCCTCTATTAAAGTTACAAAGTTAATGTTAAAAAGAGCGAACGATGGAAAACAAAAAACGTAAATTTGTAGTCGAGGTGGTTGCATCTGTATGCCAAGAAATAATTGTTAGGGCTGATTCGGAAGAAGAAGCAAAAGAACAGGCACATGAAATATTTGCAGATGATTGGAGACAACTTGAAGGTGTGCCAGAAATATTTGAACAATACACATACGACATAGGCGAGGTGTAACAATGGGAAAAGTTAAAGCATGGGCAATGGACAACGAAGACAAATGGTTCGACATTGCTAATTCAATAATTGGCGGTTGCGAAACTATAGCTGAATTTATCATAGCAATGGAACCACACAGTGACTTGATGGCGCATTTCACAAGTGAGGAACTTAACGAACTGCAATGTGAAGCATGGGATGAATACTGGAGCGAGTACAATGTACGTTGAACCAGCGTACCCCAACTTGGCAAGCGACCCACGCTTAACAAATGTTACTGACAAATGGCGAACGTTAAACAGACAAATCAGTGACGCTGACTGGCATGGCAAGCCCGTGACAAAAGTAGAACATGACAAATTATCCACGCTAAGACAAATGGTGCACGATGGCAAATTATACACACCAAAATTTTGACAAACGAACCACATTAAACCCTAATTTCAAATGTATTAAGTGCGGCGAACCAGCAATGGTTTATGTAGATAAATGGCTTTACTGTCCAAAATGCTATCTAAAAGAACAGGGCGCGAAAATAAAACCGCTTGACCATCGCGGGTTTTATCCATAAGGTTCCAGAACAATCAACAAAAGGAACCAACCAGATGAAAAAACGAATACATATAAACCAGCACGTGATTCGTGCAAATAAAAAGAACGGGGAAGCGAACCCGCCTATCACTGTCAAAACCAGTAAAAGCAATCATTATACCTATGCGGCAGAAATTGACGGGTTGTCGCGGGTTGTCTACTCACCAGATAAACCGTTATCTTGTGGTGCTAAAGTTTGGATAGAAACCGACGCGCCAGTCTGGATTCACACGGGCGAGGTAATATGATGAAAAAAGCAGATATAAACAAGCCAGCCGTGACCATGTATCCAAAGAGCCGTCGCGCTGTTGCCGATTGCAAATCCGTTTTGAAACAATCCAAAAACAAAAAACTGTCAAAAGATGACTTGCCCATAATTAAAAAAGGCAAGTTTAAAGGTTATATAATCTATACTCTGACGTTAGAAGAACGGGCAACTTGTCCTCGTTATTGTTATCACTGGGATGACTGCTACGGTAACAATATGCACAGAGGGCACCGTATAGAGCACGGGCCGGAACTTGAAGCCGCATTACAAAAAGAAGTTGCGGAACTTTGCGGATTGTATCGCGGGGTTATTATCCGGTTACACGTGCTGGGTGATTTCTATTCGGTGGATTATGTCGAACTATGGCAATTTCTATTAGACAGGTTTGATAACTTGGCTATTTGGGGATTTACTGGGCACAAGCCATCTAGTGATATCGGGCTTGCTATCCGTGCCGTGCGGGGTGGATTCGGTGACCGATTCGCTGTCCGTTTTAGCAACGCGCCGGACTGGCAATTCAGCGCGAACAGTGCCGACCTATTCGAACCAGTCAAAAACAAATCGGTAATCTGTCCAGAACAAACAGGCGCGACCGAATCGTGCGCGACGTGCACAATATGCTGGGCGGCAAAAGATATGCAGGTTTTGTTTCAAACCCATTGATGACAAATTGCCCACGCTAAACTATTATTGGGGCTTGTGTGTGCTTTCGGTTTCCGTTGTTGGTTCGGGGGGCTGGGCACGGCACGGGCGGCGGGGTGTCGCGAGTCGCGGGGCGGCATCCCATTATTTTTTTTTCGGGAATCGGGTTCCCATCTGGTCAATTCCGTGTATAGTTGTGTTATTGTTAATCAAACAACGAAAGGAACGAAACGAATGTTTGATTTAATCCAGCCCGAATATCAGCGCGAGGGCGGCGCGACCTACTACCATCACAACGAAGTATCAGATACCCAGCTTTTCAAAGATATGGGTTCGGTGCGGCGGGTGCCAATCGAAGCCATCACAAGCCAAGATTATTCCGACATTGAATTGTGCGAATCAACACCAATGCCGAATTACTCAGCTTTGCAAAATACGGCAACGGGTGAGTTACTGGATACGCGGCCAATCGGTAAAACCTACAAGCTTGTTCCGCATGATGAACTGTTCGCGAACCATGCCGATATCTTGGCGGGTTCAGATTTACCCGTCGGCAATGTAAAAGTGCTAGACCGAATATATGATGATGGATTGCGTGCCCATCGAACCGTCCATTTCATGGACTTACAACACAGCGTTGGTGAAAAGCAGGACAACGTTGTCTGTCGCATGGACATATTCAACAGCATAGATATGTCTTGGGCTTTCCAGATATTCAGCGGGGCATATCGTGACTTGTGCCGCAATACGTTGGTGTTCGGTGGTGAGAAGGCGTATCACCAGAAATCAAAACACACTAAGAACCTCGAACCAGCGGCATTGATTAGCAAGGCGGCAATGGGTTTGAATATGTGGGAAACCCAGCTTGAGTTGATGAACCGTTGGCGGGGTGCCCGTTTATCAGATGAACAATTCGGGCAGATACTTGCCGAAACGGTCTGCCATAAATCCGGCGCGGCGGCTGAACAAGGCCATGCCAAGCCAGTGAATGAGCGGCTATTCAATTATCTGATGCACCAATTCAATGCCGAAAAGCAGGAATTGGGCGCGACTATGTGGGCGGCCTATAATGCCCTGACGCATTGGTCAACGCACACAAACGTGACATGGCAGGATGCAAACGGGACCGAGCGGCAGACTGGCAAAAGCACAGCCAGCCAGCACTTGGTTCAGCGAACCCGTAACGATAAGGTACGCGACGTTATCACAAGCCCGTCATGGCAATATCTTGAATCACTGGCGGCGTGATGGAAGCACTATACGTCATTTATCGCAGTCTGACGGTGCTGTTGATAATTGTATTCATTTACGCCGTTTTCATTCAATAACTGGAAAAAGGAACCAGAACGATGACAACCAACAACGAACATATTAATGAGCTTTGCAACCAGCTTGTGGCGGCGGTGCGGCAGGATATCCGGCAGGAATTAACCGAAAAATTGCGCGAGGAATTCGCCACGGGTGTCGCAACTGGTATGCACGGCGAACCATTGGAACCAGTCGCACGGCGGCGCGGCGAACGGGGTGCCGATAAACGACCGTTTCGCCCTAATTCATCCCTTGCCAAGCTTTATCGGGTTTTGGCTAGTCGTAAGACTGGGGTGAATATCCAGACATTGGCGCGTGAAACCGGACTGACTAAAAAGGCGATTCATATGGCAGTTTATAAGCTTCGCAAACATGGCTATAGCATTGTGGTAAAGCGCGAGGGATTCCAGCGGCCAAAATATAAGCTTGCCAGCTAAACCAAAACCAACTATTAATAATGGGGACGGGGCACAGCTTGTCCTCATTTTTAACAGAAGGAACCAACGATATGAAAAGCACAATATCACTCAATAAGGATAATTTCGATAGCGACGCTAAGCGGATGATAGTTTTAACCACAGTTGAAGCGGCGTTAATCTTGCAATCTATCGAAGCATTAGAAACACAGGCGGCGGCGTCAAAGGCGTTGCTCCGGTCTTTGGGTTTCGACCATTATACCCATGCAACCGACAACCCGCGAACCGTTGCCCGTCTAAATTTAGCGGTGAAAGAGGCCAGCGATGACCGCAACTAATATCATTATGCTTGTATTGCTGGCATGGATTGTTATTGCTTGCTGGTGTTTGTGTGCCGCACTATACGACTTAGCGCGGGATGATTTGAACCGCTAGTTTATCCTCCACAGGGGCGGGCTTGCCTCCCTTTCCCGCTCCCACTTGACCTCGCTAGCTAGTCTGGCGGGGTTCTTTTTTGTCTGGACTTGTTTATCGCCAGCACGGGATTGTAAAGCTTGTAGATATTTGGTGCGGGGATTGTGTGGGAAGGCATATATATTTTACCGTGAAGGCCATGCCACGGGATACCAGCATGACAAAACAATCATGGGCGCATACGTGCGTGCGGGATATTGCGGGGTTTAGTGTGTGTTCGCGGGGTTGCAACGACCAGCCATAAAGCCAGCGCGGGAACTATCACCGATGGTTTGTAAAAATATTTGGCTGTGCGCGGGTGCGCGAGGGACACCCCACCCCCCTGCCAATTGCTATGCAATCCCGACATATTTTTTGTATATTTAGGTTATCGACATGGGTTATTTGCAACCCGTTAGGGGACCCCAAGGTATTACCCAACAAAAAAACCCCCCGGCTTGAACCGAAGGGTATCATTTTGCGAACCTTTAGGGAGACGGGGGGTAGATATGGGGTTTATCCCCGGCAGACCTAGTTCATTGTATAGGTAAAATTCGCATTTGTCAACAAAAATCGACCCTAAGTCAAATTTTTGACTCAATAACCCTCATAACGTGTTGACAACGGTTCCAAAACTCGCCATAATAGAGGAATATTGCTTCTGGTTCGTGGAGAAAAGGAATGTTCGAAGCTTGGATATTGATTTGTTTGGTTTCTAACCCATCAGAATGCACTGAAGCACAGGATATGTTGGGTCCCTACGCTACTGTAGAGCGATGCGAAGCTCGTGCAGACGAAATGGTGACAAATTCTCTTAAAATAGTACCCTTCGAAACTACCGTTAAATGGAAATGTGTTGACGTAAGCGACAACTATACCTGATATATGAATTTACTTCCCCAAACTCAAGCCAAGAAACCTGCTTTGACCGAAAAACAGGAACAGTTCTTGGATGCGCTGTTCGAAAACGGCGGTAATATGCGTCAGGCAGCAGAAGTTGTCGGCTATGCGTCCGGTTCTGTCAAATGGTTGAAGGACAGACTGGCTGACGAGATAGTAGAACGCACACGAACCATGTTAGCGGGACAATCCTTACAAGCCGCGAACAAAATAGCTAACCTCGTAACCGCCCCAGACATAGAACGGGGTGATGACCTGCGCCTACGAGCAGCGGAAGCCATCCTCAACCGTGTTGGGCTTGGTAAGCAGGAAACCATGAACCATAATGTGCAGGCAATCCACGGCGTAGTCCTGTTGCCGCCCAAAAAAGAAACTATCATAGAAGGAAACTAACCGATGGAAATGGCCCGGAACGCAATAGCTTCACGATACGCAGGTATGAGTGAGGCTGAGTTTAATAAAGAAGTTAGTGATGTGGCTCGAACCGCGAGGAATGATTCCGAAGCTGCACAAGCTAGGGACCGGATGATTCGTCTAAGAGAAATGGGTATGGGAACCAAGCCCCCATCCGAAGTTGTGCAGGATGAAAAAAGGGGCGGTAAAAATCCACCCAGCGTCATGGCTCGTGGTGGCAAAGCCAAAGGCTATCGCTACGGCACACCCAAGGGTGGCGTAAGAAAGAAAGTTAAAGCTTGTCGCGGACGCAAAGCGAATTATTAAGGAGTAGGGATATGTCAGAAATAAGACAGCCTAGACATGGTGGGGATGATTATGACCCGGCTATGGAGGCGTTTAAAAAAAAGGTCCGTGATTGGATGGCGGGTGGCAGAAAAGGACCCGCACCGGAGTACGATTCTTCCGAAATGTATATGGGAGAAGGAGAAATAACTACTGCACGACAGATAAAAAATAGAGCCAATTTGATGAAGCTGAGAAGCAAAATAGCAAAGGGCCGTCAAGCTGCAAGCAGCACAGAAAAAGATTAATGGCTCCTCGCAAACGTGTCCTAGTCCCCCCGAACCCAGAGGACTTAGGTAAAGTCGGCAGACCGAAGAAGCGTCCCGGCGAATCTAAGACAGAGTACAAGCTTTCGCCCCGCGAACGGGCAAGGCGTTCCGTACAGATGCGGTTGCAAAATGCCAAGAAGCAACAGAAGAAACAAGAGACACGAGTTGCTCGTAAACGAAAGAAGGTCAAAGACCTCACTGTTGCTGCCAGCAACATACAGAATGCTTTGAACGGTGAAAAGACCCGTGTTGTTGACCAAGCCGATTTAGACATTCTACCCCCTGCTGTTACAGAACTGATAGATGATGCACCTATTATATTCAAACCCAATGAGGGTCCTCAAGAAGAGTTTTTGTCGGCACCTGAACAAGATGTATTATATGGGGGAGCGGCTGGTGGCGGCAAATCATTTGCTTTACTTGCAGACCCCTTACGCTATTGCCATAATGCCAACCATCGTGGCCTGCTTCTTCGGCGAACGTTAGACGAACTAACCGAACTTATTGACAAGTCAAAACAGCTTTACCCCAAAGCGTTTCCCGGTGCACACTTTCGTGAATCCAAATCTACTTGGGTCTTTCCATCAGGTGCAACCATGTGGTTCACCTATCTCGACAGAGATAAAGATGTAACCCGTTTCCAAGGTCAGGCGTTTAACTGGATTGGGATAGATGAAATAACACAGTACCCCAACAGCTACGTTTGGGACTACCTTCGTTCCCGTCTTCGTTCTACGGATGAGGAACTACAACAAAACCTAACCATGCGTTGTACAGCTAACCCCGGTGGTGTTGGCGGCTGGTGGGTAAAGAAGATGTACATAGATGCCAACGAACCAAACAAGGCATTTGGTGCAAAAGATTTAGAGACGGGTCGTACCTTTGTATGGCCCGAAGGTCATCCGAAAGCAGGTCAACCTCTATTCTACCGCAAGTTCATTCCAGCGAGGTTGACTGATAACCCCTTCCTGATGGCAGACGGTCAATACGAGGCCATGCTTCGGTCGCTCCCAGAAGTCGAGCGTAGACGGCTTTTAGAAGGGGATTGGGATGTAGCGGAGGGAGCCGCCTTCCCAGAGTTTTCAAGGACACGCCATGTGGTCGAACATTTTGAGCTTCCCACGAACTGGCCCCGCATACGTGCCGCCGACTACGGCTACTCCAGCCCGTCGTGTGTTCTATGGGGTGCTATTGATTGGGATAATAATATTTGGGTTTATCGTGAATTATACGTAAAACACTTGACAGCAGAACAACTAGCTGATAAAATATTAGAATGTGAAGAACTAGACCCAACTCCTCATTACACGGTCTTAGATTCTTCCTGTTGGAACAAAACCGGATTCGGGCCATCTATAGCAGAGACTATGATGCGCTGCGGTGTTAGGTGGATTCCCTCAGACCGCAACCGTCTTCAAGGAAAAATGGAACTTCACAGGCGGCTTGCTGATGACCCCTACTCTAACGAACCACGGATGCGGATTTTTTCCACTTGTAAGCATGTTATTGCACAGCTATCAGGCATTCCACTCTCCAAAACAAACAGTGAAGATGTAGACACACGAGCAGAGGACCATGCCTACGATGCGTTGCGATACATGGTTATGACGCGAACCTCTGGTTACCACTCTATTCACAAGACCCTTCAAGGGATAAAAGACCAAACCTTTAAACCCTTCGATAATACCTTCGGATACTAAAGATGGCAGAATATAAAACAACCATAGTAAAAACAGATACGGGCACTCGTATTACTTCAGGTAATATGACAGACGAAGAGGCCGCTCGTCTAGCTGCGGAAAGAGAACGCACTGAAGGTATGAATGTCCATGACAAAGCAGCCGCTGCACAAGATTCTTTAGACCAAGAAATAGCAGCTAAAAATAGATTTATTGAAATACGAAATATGATTGCCGCAGGTGAACATAAAGATATGACGTTTGAAGAAAAAAAGGCGTTAGTAGAAGAATACAAGAAATTAAAAGCTGACTACAGTTTCAGTACGGGCGGCCCAGTTGATATAGGTAAAAATCTAACCACTGCTGAAAAAATGGTTAGAGACGCTACTTCAGTTTTCAGACAATATATGGAAATACCATTTATCCCTGAAGAAGAAGAATTTCTTTTTAAGGCTTTTGGTGGTAAGCCCGGTCAAGGAAGAGTAAAAACACCTAAAAAACTAACTCCCGAACAGGCCATGGCATTTTTAGATTACTCTGGTTTTCCTCTGGCTGATGAAAATGCAAAATTTTCCATTGCGTCTTCTATTAAATTAGGGGCACCGGAACTGTTCGACGATGCCAGCTTTAAAGCTTACGAAAACAAATTCGGTAAAGTTATGGAGATGCAAGAAAAAGGTGCATCTGCATCCAAGAAGATAACCACAGCAAAAACCCCAGAGGCAGCAAACAAACCCGTGGCAGACGTAGATTATAACGCTAAAATACGAGATGGTAATATCACGGTTCGTGAAGCGTTCGAAGCTGTCTTAAATAAAAAACTTAAAGAAGATAACAAAAGAAATATTGAAGCCTTATTTAAACGACTTCCAGACGAAGGTATAGATTTAGACGCTAACTATTTTGATGTGTACGATTCAAAAGAGTTTTACGAAGCTTTTGATTACACAACTAACAAAACAGGTGTCCACAGATATAAAGAATTTGGTGCTTTTGAAACGCAGTTTGAAGGTCTTATTCGTACCAGCAAACGTAACGAACCATACGCCCGTCTAACCGATTCTGGCGGCAAGCCCGGTATCGCTACAGATAATGGACTTACTGGTAAGCAGCTTCGTGCAGCAGACCCTATGAGGGCAACTGTTTCGTCAGAAGCACTAGATAAAATATATCACGATGCACTTATTGCACCGGGTGTTACAGAGACAGATACTAAACGCGGTATAGATAAGACAGTTATTATTGACCCTGAAGCACGAGACTACTTACTTTACGAAAAGTACACGGGACAGCGGGTTGAAAGTAACATAGGCCCTGACGGTTTAAAAATATCAGATTTCAACTTTTTCACAGACGAAAATGGACAGACTGTAGTTGAGGTAGCTTCTAAAAAGGTAGGAACCAAAACCCGTCCCGAAGCAACTTACACAGGAGAGTTTGCAGAGTTTCTTAGAAACAAGGTTGAACGTGCAAAAGCTACTCTTCCACCAGACGCAGACCTTACAAAGGTCAATCTCTTCCAAACAAATTCTACTGCCGTTACTAAACTTTGGAATGACCGCATTCGTCCAGAGTTAGAAAAAAATCACAGGCAAGCACTCCCGGCACAAAAGGGGGGTTCTCACTCTTCTTTACGTAAAATTTTGGCCCGTCAACTTCAGGTTGAATTTAAATTTCCAAGAGATGCTGTCAAGGCGTGGATGGGTCATGCGGGTGCTGGGGTGGACGCAGCAGGAGACATCCTATCTGAAAGTTACGTTGGCACTGCTCCAGACGAACGTATTGGGGAAATGACGAATACATTGATTCGTAACGATGCTCGTAACTCTGGTGCAAACAATGTAAACACGATGTTTGTAAATCGTGGTGCCGGATTCTCCCAAGAGATAATATTTGAAACTCCTAGTAACAAGGTTATGGGCACCGTAGACCTGCTGCAGTCCAACGTTGCCAGTCGCCCACCTACTGCTGGAGAACTAGAAGAATTGTCTGCAGCAGCATCTTCTCGCGCTGTAGAAACAGAGATTGTCACAGAAGGTCGTAGAAAATATCTCTCCAGAATACAGAGTGAAAGAGCGACTGCAAAAACTGTACCTACTGACGCTCCTCTTGAACCGGGGGAGGGCTTATCGTCATCTTTAGATGAAGCTTTACGAAGTGTAGGGTTTGATAATCCATCACAGACTATAGATGATTTGTTTGAATCAATCAAGTCTGGAGTTGACAAAACACTTAAAGTAGGGGGGACTGCTTTAATTGGAGCAGGTCTTTATGAAGCTGTTCGCGACCCCACAGGGGCTGGCGCAGCAATGGCGCGGGACTTGGCTATAGAAGGAGTAGGATTGGCTGCAAAGATAGGTACAGCCCCTGCAGCAGCCTTGCCGATGGTACTGGAAGCTTCGCCAGCAGGAGAAGGGTCTACACGTGAAGAATTTGATTATCAAGATTATCAGTCAGTCGAAGAAACAGACGAAGACCGTATGGCACGTATCGCCACAGAAGATGCGGGATTTATTCCCGAAGCTAGTAGGGTTCCTGAAGCCGCCCCTGCTACCGACCAAGGCTTCCTTTCTCGTTAATTAAGGAGACGAATATGCGTAACGAAACTATGGGTATGGGTGCTATTCTTAATAGCGACAAAACACCCGTTACTGACCAAGGCGGTGCAGCAAAGCTGTATCGTGAAGGTCTGGAGTTCGACACTCGCGTTAAGACTGGGCCTATTACAGAAGATATGCCAAAGAAACAGTCTAAGCCAACTGTCGAAGCTTCGTTGTTTAAGATGGCTGACGAACGCGATTACTAAAATCATATGTCAGAAGATAACTTTTTACAACCGGAAGACGACACGGTACTTCCTGTTCGCACCCCAGAAGAACAGATGCCGGGGCTTGCAGGGTATGTGACTTCTAAATTTAGAGATGCTGAAACAGGACGGTTCGCTCACGAACAACGATGGCTTCAGGCATACAAAAACTTTAGGGGCATATATGACTCTACTACTCAATACAGGGATTCCGAACGGTCACAGGTGTTTGTTCGAATCACCAAGACTAAGGTTCTTGCAGCGTTTGGTCAAATTATTGACATACTGTTCGCAAACAAGAAGTTTCCCCTCGTAGTAGAAGCCACTCCTGTACCTGAAGGTATAGCTGAATTTGCACATATGGAAACGCCTCTCGACCAGATGGAAGACCCTTTCGGGTTTAAAGGTGACGGAAGAGAGTTGTTACCGGGTGCTTTACGTGCAGAATCTAAAGGCGACTTCTTAGGTGGTTTGAAGAATGAAATGGGCGGTCTGCCGCTGGCAGAGGGTCCTGCTCGTATGGGTGAACCGCAGATAAAGCCAGCCCAAAAAGCTGCTTTACGTATGGAAAAAGTTATTCACGACCAACTTACTGACACAAACGCAGTTAATGTTATGCGTAATTCTGTGTTTGAATCTGCCCTTTTAGGGACTGGTATCGTAAAAGGACCATTCAACTTCTATAAACGTGTTCACAAATGGGAGCGTGATGAAGATGGTCAAAGGGTTTACAACCCAGAAGAAAAAATAGTGCCGCGCATTGAGATGGTATCTATATGGGACTTTCATCCCGACCCTTCTGCTACTAACATAAACGACTGTGAATACGTCATAGAACGTCACCGTATGAACAGGCAGCAATTACGTGCCTTAATCAAACGTCCACATTTTATATCAGAAGCAATCGAAGAGTGTCTAGCCAAAGGTCCCAACTACGAAGACAAGTATTATGAAGATACTATTCGTGAAGATGAAACAGAACCATTCTATCAAGGCAACCGTTATGAGGTTCTGGAGTATTGGGGTGTTTTAGACGCTAAACTAGCCGACGAAGTTGGTTTATTAGAAGCCGAAAACATGTCGGAGTTTGACGAACTACAAGTCAATGTATGGGTTTGCGGCAACATGGTTATCCGATGTGTGCTAAATCCGTTTACTCCGGCTCGTATCCCTTATCAAGTATTCCCCTACGAAGTCAACCCGTATCAGTTGTGGGGTGTTGGCGTAGCGGAAAACATGGAAGATGCACAGAAGCTGATGAACGGTCACGTTCGTATGGCAATCGACAATCTTGCTTTAGCTGGTAACTTAGTCTTTGACGTTGATGAGGCTAGCTTAGTTCCGGGTCAGAACATGGACATCTTCCCCGGCAAGATATTCCGTCGTCAATCTGGTGTTACTGGGACAGCTATCAACGGCTTAAAGTTTCCAAACACAGCAGGTGAAAACTTGCAGATGTATCAGATTAGCCGTCAACTTGCAGATGAAGAGACAGGCATACCTTCCATTGTTCATGGGCAAACAGGTGTTAGCGGGACGGGACGAACTGCTGCTGGTTTGTCGATGCTCATGGGTTCTGCTGGCTTGTCGATGAAAACAGTTGTCAAGAACATTGACGACATGTTGTTGAAGCCTTTGGGAGAGGCATACTTCCAGTGGAATATGCAGTTTAACGACGAAGCAGAGGACATCCAAGGGGACTTGGAAATCAAACCTCGCGGTGTTGCAGCCGTTATGCAAAAAGAAGTGCGGACACAGCGTCTGACTTCACTCTTACAGACTGTAGCCAACCCAATGCTTGCGCCATTCATCAAGATACCTAACCTGATGCGTGAACTGGCTATATCGCAAGACATAGACCCTGACAGCCTAGTAAATGATGCGAACGAAGCTCAACTATATGCACAGATGCTAAAAGGAATGATGGCTAATGTACAGCAAGGAACAGGCGACGCTGGTGGGGCCGCTGCTGGCCCAGCCCAAGATATGGCAGGGGTTGGAGGAGTACCTCCTAGTCCTGAAGGAACAGACGTACAGGGGTCTGGTAACGGCACAATCGGAGTCGGAACTGCGCCAACTGCAGGGGAAAGCGGCTTTACTGGAAACGCTCCTCAAACTGAAGGATAATCACGAAGCTGTGATAAAGGAATCTAATGGCTGACCGCGTATTACTTCAACTATTTGAACAACCTGATGACTTTATAGGTGTTTCTCAAACGGCTCTGGACCGTGCAGAGTATTCCAGTAGGAATGTCAACTTCTTTAATTCGTTTTTTGGTTTAGGAGGTCTGGGAGAAACGGGTGTAGGCGTAGATAGAAAAGAGTATAAAGCTGCAACGGGTCCTGACATTACGACAGTTGGGATTCAAGATGACAAAGACGTAGATGGGGTAGACTTAACTGAAGGAAGTTTCGAATCGGCTTTTCCCGGACAAACTATGGACGACATATCCTATGATTACTCCGGCGGCACTACTACATATAACAGTTACTCCGATGCTCTAAAAGGAATAAATGTAGCAACAGACCGTGTTCCTATGGTGGAAAATCTGTTTGAACCCATGCTAACAAAAGATAGATTTGGTGCTCGTAATTTTAAGGATGTAGATATTGGTGCTGCTTTGTTCGGAGAATACGAACGGGCTGAAACCTTTGTAGAAGAAGCCCCCGGTAAAATTGGCGACATATTTAAAAAGGGCCTTACAGACCCCCAGAAAAGGTCAGCAATAAGTGCTGCTGCACAGAATCTTACTAAAGGTGCCCCGATGATGGGTTTAATGATGGGGGCTGCTATTGACGGAAAAACCGTACAGAACGCATTTGGTAATGCTAGCTGGCGACCTAATGGTATTCTTGGGGTAGCAGCAGACTTAAATCACACAGTCCAGTTTAATGATATGGCTAACATTAGAGCGGCTCATGCTTCTAATGCGGCGCTTCAAAAATCTTTTGACACAGGCACTCTTTCTGATGAATTAACGACTGGCAGGATGATGGGTTTACAATCTTTTGCTCCCACCGGATTTGCTATGGAATTTAATACCGGATTTGGAGTTACTCGTAGTCCCGGTTCAGTGCACTACAACGGTAACACTATGGGTATGTCCCGTAGCCAGCTTGAAGCATTTGACGCTCTTTCAAAGGGCATGGTTCCAAAAGGATATGACCCAGTATCAGAAAAAGGAACCACAATTAACCAAGCAGGATGGTTAGCTACAGGAAATACAGGTCAAGATGGCAAGCCGGGTAAAGGTACAGGGTTCTACACCGACAAAGGAATGTTTTATAGCCCTACCACAAATACCTATTCAAGATATGGTCTGGCGGAAAGCATCACTGCCGCAGCAGCTAAAGCAGGCATTACTGTTGATGAATATAGAAGTGCACTAACGGATGCTCGTAAGGGAAAAGGTAAGCTGTCTAATCTTGTTAATGATATAAGGCAGACTAACCTTAACGCTGCAGAAGCTGCTAGAAAAGATGAAGCCGCAAAAGCAGCGGCGTATGCAGCAGAAATTGCAAAAATGGAAGCAGCGATTGCAGCAGGCGGTGGAAAAGACACCAGTCCCGGTGATGATGACTTTGACACTAGAACAGGTGCAGAAGCTGTTGCTGCTGGAGGCGGTCCTGATAGAACAAGTGGTGGTATAGATTCACCTTACAGAAAGGGAGGGCGTGTTGGCTACGCACTGGGAACTCCCCCACCGGGTGTTCAGGCACAGCAGAGCGGTTTTATTGATGCCCCACCCTCCCAAGTCTCCGAAGCTGGCAAAGTTGCTGATGACCGCCCCTTGGATGTACCAGAAGGTACTTACATACTTAATGCGGCTGCTGTCGAGTTCGCAGGGGAGACAGACATTCGTAATATGATACTGGAGGCTCAGAAAGAAGCGGTTCGCAGAGGTATAGCACAGGGAGACGTTGCCCGTAGTTCTGAAATGGTGGACATAGCTGTATCCCGTGGTGAAGTAAAAATTGCTCCTTATTTAGTGCCTATTATTGGCGAAGACCGCCTAGAGAAGATTAATAAAAGAGGATTACGTAAAACCGAACAGCGAATTGCAGCGACGCAACAGGAACCTGTAGCTGCACGACGCGGCGGTTTTATATAGAATCGCTGGCTACCCACGAACCCGTGGCCCCAGCACAACCGACGCGGCTACCCACAGCCATGTGGCACCGCAAGTGAGGTAAATACCAATGGCAAAAGCAAGAGGCCACCGTGCCAACAAAGTAAATGACTCTTTCGGAACAATCAATAATCACGCTCTCTACAAGGGAAAATACAGAGACGAAGTTTACAAAGATGAGGATGAAGAGTCAAACGTGGAAGCCCAAGACGCTGACCCCGTAGAAGAAACGGCTACTCAGCAAGAAGAACAGGGAAGTAGTTTCGTAGAGGCCAAGAAGGAATCTAACGAAGACCACGACTATAAGAAACGGTATGACGACTTGAAACGTCATTACGATTCTAAGGTAGACGAGTTCAAATCTGAAATCGAAAGCCTACGTAAAACAATGACAGACCGTGCAGTGGAGATGCCGCGAGGCGTAACCCCGCCACGAACACAAGAGGAACTAGATGAGTTCAAAGAACGTTATCCAGATGTCTTCGAAGTTGTTCAGACGGTTTCAAGTATGCAGACTGAATCTCAGGTTGCAAAACTACGTGAAGAACTTGGTACTATTCAAGAACGGGAAAAGGAACTAGAAAAGCAGAAAGCATACGAACAACTGCTTCGCGCCCACCCTGACTTCTCTGAATTAAAGACCGATGAAAAGTTCCTATCATGGCTAGAAGAACAACCATCGTCCATTGCGGATGGTATTTATAAAAACAATACCGATGCAAAATGGGCGGCACGGGTCATAGACCTCTACAAAGCCGACACAGGCTTAACCAAAAAGAAGAAAACCAAAGACTCTTCAGCAGCAGATGCAGTTACTAAAAGTCCTGCAAGGGATGTAAAAACAGACGCTACTGATGGAAAAAGGATTTGGAAATCTTCTGAAATTGCCCGGCTCAAGCCGTGGGAGTTCGAAAAGCTAGAAGCTGAACTCGACCAAGCACGGACTGAAGGGCGAATCGACTTACAATCCTAAAACCTCAAACAGAGAAGGAATCGAACAATGGCTTTCGGTACTGCTGCGGGTTATGGTAACCTGCCTTCCGGTAATTTTGCACCGGAAATCTTTAGCCAAAAAGTTCTCAAATTCTTTCGTCGCGCTTCGGTTGTTGAAGACATTACGAACACTGACTATGCTGGCGAGATTGAGAACTTTGGCGATACGGTTCGTATCATAAAAGAACCTACCGTAACAGTTGCCTCGTACACACGAGGTTCTGTAGTGAACCCACAAGACTTGGCTGACGACCAAATTACAATGACCGTTGACCAAGCTAATGCGTTCGCGTTCAAAATCGACGACATTGAAGAGCGTCATTCGCACGTAAACTTCGAGGCACTTGCCACCTCTTCGGGTGCATTTGCTCTGAAGCGTAAGTACGATAAGACTGTTCTTCAGGCTATGTCTGATGGTGCTGGTATTGCAGCTTCTGCTGTAACTGGCACAACTCTGACCACGACTGCTGCTGCTGGTACTCTTGGTACTGCAAACGCACCTATCAACATTGAGACAGATGATAACGGCATCAACCTGATGCTTGCAATGGCCCGTCTCCTTGATGATGAGTCTGTGCCAGAAGAGAACCGCTGGTTTGTTGCACCTCCAATTTTCTACGAGAAGTGTTTCCAAGCCGGAAATAAAATTGCTGAAGTACAGGTTACTGGTGACGGTACATCTCCACTTCGCAATGGTCTTGCAACTGTTGGCACACTTGCTGGCTTCCGTTGCTACAAGTCAACTGCGCTTAACAGCACAGGCGGCACAGACCAAGTGACTTTGACTGACGCATCTGCAACTCTCGCAACCGACGGTTCTGAGAACATTGTTCTTGCTGGTCACATGTCATCCACCTCTACTGCTTCGCACATTGCGAAAACAGAAGTGGTTCGTTCAACTGAATCGTTCTCCGACGTTATTCGTGGACTGCATGTTTTTGGGCAAAAAGTATTACGCCAAGAAGCAATCGTTCGCGGCGTTGTAGACTTTGCGTAAGGGAGGCTGACTAATGGCTACTATTGATAGAACTCCTAACGGTGGAACTGTTGGACATCCAGCAAACGTTGCTGTTCCTTACGTGATGACTTCCCAAGTCCATGACACCGCTGATGGTGGTACAGGGGGCGACGTTGTTCAGTTGATTGACGTTCCTGCTGATACCATGATTGTTGCTGGTGCTCTGGAAGTTTTGGAAGCACGTGGTAATGGACAGATTACTCTGGACGTTGGTTTCACTGGCGGTGATGTGGACTGTTTTGTTGACGGTTCTGCTTGCGCTGCTGGTTTCACACCATTTTTAGAGGCTGCAGTAGGTGCGTCTGGCTCCAACGCCCGTATCCTGACTTCTGCAGACACTATTGACGCTCTCATTCTTGATGGCGGCTCTAGCGGTGAATCTGCATTGCGTTTCCGCATTCACGTGGTTCTTGCTGATATTTCCAAGAACCCTGTAGAATCTGCTACAGTTTCTACTGGAACATAATACTATTGGGGGCAGGGCAGAATTTTGTTTTGCCCCCTTTACAACCCGGCGAAAATATGATATAAGCGTGTAAACCTGCCGGGAGATATACCATGTTATTACAACTACTATCCGAACAAGAAGTACAATATTGCGTAGAAAACTGGGGCACTAAAGAGGATGGTGCGAAGACACAGCCTCTGTCAGACAGTGAAGATTTAAAAAAGAACACAGAGTCGCCTGACATGACACCCGAAGTAAGGCAACTCGTATCAACAAGAATATACAGCAACCCTTACATAGACTCAGTAGTTTGTCCAAACAAAGTATCGGTAAACTTTTACAATGAGTATGAAGAGGGGGGCTTCTACAAAAAGCATATAGATACGTTTCGTGCCGCACCTAGAAGCAACAACGTCTACTTTGATTACGGGTTTTCATTAGGTCTTAGTGACGATTACGAGGGTGGGGAGTTTGTTCTAAATAACGATGTGGGTGAAATAAACTACACAATTGGAAAGGGACAACTACTTATATTCCCGATTATATACCCTCACGGGGTAAAGCCGATAACAAAAGGTTCGCGTAAAGCAATCATAGGTTGGATGTCAAGCAACGTTTCTTACGAACAAAGCTACATACTAAAGAACTTGTTTGAAATAAACGCAAGCTTTTTAAAAGAAGAAAACCCGATGGCTCTCAAGTCAACATTGGTACAAAATTATTTAGCTAAACATTGGGGTAAATAATGGCACCTAGAAAAAAAGCTACACCAAAAAAGAAATCAAAAAGCCCTACGCCAAAAAACAAGGCACTTTACGCACGAGTAAAGGCAGAGGCTAAACGTAAGTTTGACGTGTACCCAAGCGCATATGCAAATGCTTGGCTAGTTAAAACCTACAAGAAACGTGGCGGGACGTATGCCTAATGGCTAAACCAAAAGGTGGCTTAACTAAATGGTTCAAGGAAGATTGGCGGGATGTAAAGACTGGCAAGAAATGCGGTCGCTCTGGTTCAGAGAAAAAGAAACGTCCTTATCCGGCCTGTAGACCCGCTAAAGTTGCTGGACGTATAAGTAAGAAAGAAGCGGCTAAAAAAACAGGACCGCGCAAAGTAAAATGGTCTGTCACTGCTTCAGGAAGAAAAAGAAGTAGTGGACGAAAGTCAAAATCCAAGGCATAATGGCATCAAAGGAGATGCCTTATGAATTATATTACAAGTAACATACCTTATTTTAAAGCTTGGGTACGTAGAGAATATACCACGAATTTTGACCGTTATCAAGGTGAATTTCTTCACGCAATGGTGATAGCCGTCACCACACTACCCATGAAAACTCTGTCTTTTCAGGTTATGTTTACCGGATGTGAGGACGAAGAGAATAATGTACATGGTGGGGCTATGTGGGCACGGATGCCTCTAACGGCTCTTGTAGGTGACACACCCTTTGAAGAGTGGCCTACACCAATGCCAACCTACTTGGCTCAACCGTGGGATTGTCAATCACACCATCATTCGGTGTTTGTTTTGAATAGAGCTACTCCCTGCCCGTGGTTGGCTAAGATAGACGGGGAGTTCTACCCAGCAAAATACTACTTCACAATCGACTATACAGATACAGAAGTAGCAGATGACCCAGCCCAACACAAACAAAGCCACGTGTTAGAATTGATGGATGCTGGTGAGTGGACAGGCAACATAGTTGCACTGCCAAACAACAGAGTAAGGGTCACGAACCCTGCTTGGTTTGTAACGGGCGATGGCCCACCGGACTTCACTCCTAGTCAGTGGGTTCACCATTCTAAACAAGACCCGAACTATGTAGAGGATACAGCGCGGGTATTTGATAATCTATACGCGGAGAAGTAAAATGGCAGAAGGTAAAGAAAAAGCTCTGATGGGTATGAACGATGCAGCCCGAAATAGGATTGCTCGTGCTATGAAGAAAGCAGCAAAAGACGCTGCCCCTAGCGGAACAAGACTTAGTGACCAAGACATAATGAATGCGCTAAAAGCTTTAGGACAAAATAAAGCTACAGGCGGCAAAATCAAAAAGGCTAAAGGCATGAAGCGTGGCGGCAAAATGAAAGCCAAAGGCATGGCTAGAGGCGGCGCGGCTAAAAAAATGGCTAACGGTGGAAAGGCCATGATGAGAAAATCAAAGGGCATGAAGCGTGGCGGCAAAATGAAAGCTAAAGGCATGGCGCGTGGTGGTAAGGCAAAACGCTAATGGCTCGTAAAGCCGATAAGATGCCAGCCCGTAACAAAAAGAACTTTCGTCCAACGAAAGCAGGGGCTGGTATGACTAAAGCTGGGGTTGCTGCGTATCGTCGCAAAAACCCCGGTTCTAAACTCAAGACTGCCGTAACAGGCAAAGTAAAGCCGGGAAGCAAAGATGCCAAGCGTCGTAAGTCTTTCTGTGCTCGTTCTGCTGGGCAGATGAAAAAGTTTCCTAAAGCAGCAAAGAATCCTAATAGTCGTTTGCGCCAAGCACGAAAGAGGTGGAAATGCTAAACCTACTTGTTGGCCCAATAGCAGACCTAGCTGGGACTTGGTTAAACGGTAAGGTCGAAGAGAAGAAAGCCCAAGCAAAGACACGGGTAGCCAAAGCAGAAGCAGAGGCTGTCGTTATGCAGAAAAAAGCTACGGGCGAAATAGACTGGGATTTGAAGATGGCTGATGCTTCAGCGTCCAGTTGGAAAGACGAGTGGCTTGTAATTTTATTCAGCATACCTCTAATTTTAGCCTTCATTCCGGGGATGGAAGATATTGTATCGCGTGGATTTCAACAATTGGAACAAATGCCTGAGTGGTACCAGTACAGCTTGGGCGTTATTGTTGCTGCAAGTTTTGGGGTCCGGTCAGCTACAAAGCTCTTCAGTAAGAAATGAGACAGTGGTTAAAAGCCATAATTGAGTACAATGCTATTGCTCGTCTCACTATGATTGCGAGTATAGCAATGTCTTGGCGATGTGCCGAATGGTTTATGAACCTTGAGGACCCTACCATGCAACAGAGTGCGTTCGTCTCAGTTATCATGGGCGTGATGACTGGTATATTTGGTATCTGGATGGGGCAAGAAAACAGAGCAAAGAAACAATGAACGTAATCATCTGGTCATTAGTGTTGACTATATGCACCGCTGATGGTAAATGTTTTAATCAAACGGTACAGTGGTTCGATAAAGAAAACGAATGTCTACGATACAAACAAATATATGAGGACATTCCAAAAGATGGCTCTTGGGCATCTGTCGAATACAAGTGCGGAATTATAGGGGCTATGGAAATATGAAGTACAATACCTCGCATTTTTTAGATAAACTTATTGAACATGAAGGCATGGTTCTAACGGTATACCAAGATACCCTTGGCATAGACACTATAGGTATAGGTCGTAACTTAAAAGACAGAGGTATTAGTAAAGAAGAATTAGACTATATGGATATACCCAGTATAGATGTGATATATGAGCATGGTATAACAGAGGCTGATGCAAGATACCTCGCCATGAATGACATTAAAATTGTAGAAAACGAACTTTGTAAAGTCCACCCGTGCGTAGAAGAATTAGATGCGGTTCGTCAACTTATAGTTATGGACATGGCCTTCAACATGGGAGTTCCCCGCCTCTGTAAATTTAAGAAAATGTGGGCTGCAATAAAAGAACAAAAGTTTGAATCTGCAAGTCTTGAGATGATGGATTCGCGTTGGGCACGTCAGGTGGGCCGACGAGCGAGTATACTTTCAGATGCTATGAAAGCAGGGGAATTTTAAATGTCAAAGGAAATGGTTTGTGGTGGTAAGAGGTATCGAGTTAGTGATGATGCTAGATGCGTAGATGGTAAAGTAACAGGTTCAGCAAAAACATATTTGGGAAAAGCTGAGAGTCTGGCATCACAAATAAATTTTGGGGGTTCTAAGGGTCGTAAAGCTTCCCCTAGCAGTGAAAAAAGTATAGCGGAGTATGCGTCTGACTTTGCCAAAGCAGGCATGAAATTAATTACAGGCAAATCAGATTAGATGGCTTTATCATCAAAAATACTACTGTTTTGCATAGTGCTTGGTGATTCGCCTGATAGGTGGGACATGGAAGCAGAGGTTGTTCAAGAACACGAGTGGATGTCAAGTTGCCATGTAGCAATAACTGAGAACGGGTTCAAAAACCCTAATGATGTTTGTTTTTGTGTTGAAACAGAAAGTATTAGACGCTAATGCCACCACGCAATCATAAAGACTGGATTAAGAAACCTAAAGTTGAACATGTTAACTCTTTAATTTATTCTGATTACGGTCTGTACGTGCAAGAGTTAGAGAATATCTTTTCTAAAGTTTGGGTGCCTATGTGTCACATCAGTGAGATGCGAAACAAGGGAGACTTTAGAACAACACGCATTGCAGACAAAAGAGTTATTGCAATCAACATTGATGGTGAACATGTTCAAGCTTATTATAATACTAACGATATTGACCATCGTAAACCTGCTGGAACTATTACCTATGATTTTGCTACCGTAGAAAAACCCTTACATTGTGAAGTAAAACATGGCGGTATGGTCTGGGTAACACTAGACCCTAATCCAACGCAGAGTGTAGAAGAGTGGACGTGCGGCGCATTTGATTGCATTGCAGATGCCATTGACGCAGAAGAACTGGAAGTATTTCACTATCACAAAGCTGTCATAGACACAAACTACAAATTATGGCACGATACTAATTCAGAGTTCTATCACGACTTTATGCACTACTTTAATCGTGTTTCAGGATTTAATGATGAGTATTTCGCTAGAAAGAATATTCCTTTTGATAATGGTCATGTTAACGTCAGCAGCTTCACTGTTAACTATGAAGAGTATGACGGATTTGAAGATAGGGGGGAGTTATCTTTTCCCAATCTGCCGCCCAACCAGTGGTACATGGTTGACTTATTCCCCGGTTACAACTTTAACCTACGTGGCAGTGCCTATCGCAGTGACAGTGTAACACCACTAGGACCAAACAAAGTATTGATTGAGTTCCGTGGTTACGGTTTGCGTAGGGACACAGAAGAAGAAAGACAGACTCGTATCAAGCATCATAACTCCATATGGGGTCCGTTCGGTCGCAACCTGCACGAAGACCTGATTGGTGTCACAGGCCAAGGTACAACAATGCGAGAGGGTACCGAACCGCGAAACATTTTACACGGACGACACGAAAACAGTACAATCCACGATGAAGTAGGTATGCGTCACTACTACAACGAGTGGTCTGAGTGGATGCAGGTAGATGCAAGCAATCCAAAAATAGCGGCTTAAAATGCCAACGAGAGTTAATGAAAATACGGAAGTTGCGTTACCACTACGTAACATAATAGGCATGGTTGCTGCTGCTTCTATAGCAACTTGGGCATACTTCGGTATTATAGAAAGACTAAATCAGATAGAAACTAACATCACCATGATGGAATCTGATTTAGCACAGAATACAGAGTTTCGTATAAAGTGGCCTCGTGGCGAGATGGGCAGTTTACCAGCGGACAGTGAGCAATTTATGCTTATTGAACATTTGGCTAGTGAACTAGAAAAACTGCAGACAGACATAGAAGGTGGTAAAGCTCCATACGACCAGCAGCAGAAACTAACGCTGGAGTTTTATGAAAAGCGCATTACGAGCCTAGAAGAAAATATAGAGAAGCTGCGGAACGGCGATGATTGAAGCTACCTTTGTATTATTACTGGTTATGGCTGGAGAACGGGTAGAATACACGCCTTATCAATCTCTGTCTGAGTGTTTGTCTGTACGCCGTAAAATAAAACGTAACGTGGGTCCAACCAATAACTTTGACCAAAAGTGGTCGTGTAAAGAGTTAAAGGTAAAAATAAAGGATGGAGAAATAATAGAATTTGTCAATTAAACAAATAAGGATAAAATAATGCCTATAACGGTAGAACCAAACGGAAAAAATTATTCTGATACGCCACGTAAAGCTGCTCCTAGTGAAGAACTAAAAGGGGATGATGGTGCTAATTCCATGAACACCCGTATTCAAAAACAAAGAATGGACAATCGTGGAAGAATTGCTAAAGGCAGAGTAATAAGAATGACGCCGGGGTTTCCCTCTACAAGAGATGCTAGAAGTATGTTGAGGAAAAAAAGATTAGCTGAAAAACGTAATGACCCTGTTTCAACCTAACCAACAAACGAGGACAACGAATGATTGCAGAAACCCTTGCGGGTATTGCTTTAGTAAAGAGTGCCGTAGACGGGATAAAATCTGCAATAGGAACAGCAAAAGATGTTGGTGAAATTGCAGGGCACATTGACAATCTCTTAACTGGTGAAAAACAAGTACAACAACAGAGGGCCAAGAAGTCTGGTGTCGGTGTAGGTGACCAGTTTGGTATCAAATCTGTTGCACAAGAAATCATAGATGCACGACTTGCACAAGAACAAGTTCAAGAAATGCGAACCATGATTGACATGAGATTCGGTCCCGGCACGTGGCAATCCATAGTTGACGAACGTGCACGTCGCATAAAAGAAGCAAAAGAAGCAGAGAGAGCGGCAAGGATTCAAGCAAGACGCGAACATGAAGAGTTCATGGAAGGTTTGAAACAGTCTGCTTTGGTTAGCTTAGTTATAGCAATAGCAATAGGTTTATTCTTTGCATTCCTTGTGTTTCTCCCAAAATAACTTGACTAAACAAAGTTTTTAGATTATAATACTTTCAGGGGGAGAAACTATGAAACAACTTGCAGTAGACGCTCTAAAACATAGATACGAAGGGCAAAAGAAAAGTGCGGAATATGTTATTAAAAATTACTTCTTTCATCCGGCGGCAATTGGAGAGCATCCTGACTTGCTTGCAGAAATTGACAAGGCTCTTAAAGATTGGGACGAAGCAAATGGTAAATTGGAAGCCTTGGAAAACTTTGAAGATGACAGGTATGAAACGTTGTTTGATTAAGTACATTGGCTGGGGTTTGCTGTATTGCGGCAAGCCCTTTAGTGCTATTGGAAATTGGTTTTGGAAAAAACACAGAGCAGTATTAGATTTAAACAAATAATACGGCATCAACCAAAAAATACATTATATAAAAAAGACGACTTGGTTAAGGTTGCAAACTTACCCGGCGGCATGAAACGATATAAACTAAAAGGCAGTAAAGTAAATGGCTAGTACATATCTGCAACTTGTAAATGAAGTCCTTCGTGACATGAACGAAGTTGAGTTGACTTCTGCTACGTTCGCTTCTTCTCGTGGCGTTCAAACTACCGTAAAAGATTACATCAATCGCGCGATAGCAGATATTATAAACTCTGATTTGAACTGGCCTTTTACTCATACAAAGGGTTCTGTAGACGTGATTGCGGGTAAAGCCCTTTACAGTCACGCTTCAATATCAACTACGTTAAAGTATGTAGATTACGACAATATGTTCTTACAGCCAAAGGACTATATTACTAATGGCATATATGAAGTAGACGGAACTTCAAGTATAGCAGGGTGGACAACAGTCGGTGGCACACCCGCTGCAAGCACAAAATTTGGTAACACACTTTTGCTTACGAGTGCTGAAGCTACTCAAGAAATATCAGACTTAATAGTAGGTCGTTCCTATACAGTTTTAACACAAACAAGCGGGGCTACTCTTACACTTGAAATTGGAACGAGTGCGGGTGGGGCACAAACAAAATCTAGTACCCTCACTGTAACCAATGCTAACGAAGTTTTACTTACAGAAACAACTTTTACAGCAACGGCAACGACACATTTTGTTAGTTTTACAGAGGCTGCAGGAAGTGCTGCATTTGTAAAGCTTGTAACCCTTAGTGAAAACCTTAATCCTGTGCCCTTAAAATATCTTTCTTACGAAGAATACACAGAAAGATTTAGAGAACGAGATTCCAAAGCTGATGTTGATAAGTTTGGCGACCCTCAATATGTGTACACGACATACAATGATGAGATTGGACTCACCCCTATACCAGACACAAGCAACAGAACTCTTGAGTTTGACTACTATGTAACAAACACCGCTTTGTCTGCATCTACAGACACAAGCATTATACCCACACGGTTCGAACCTGTGATAGTATCACGAGCAAAATACTACACGTACATGTTTCGTTCCGATACGCAGACAGCACAGTTTGCACTAAAAGAATACGAGGATAGCTTGAAGCGTATGCGGGTCGAGCTACTAAACAGAAAAGATTATATGAGAGCAGTATAGTATGCCCGATTTAGAACTTCAGGGTGTATCCCCACTATCATTCAACTGTGAGGGGGGTCTTGTATTAAACAGGTCCACCTTTATCATGCAACCCGGTCAGGCACTTGAGTTGGAAAACTTTGAGCCAGATGTTGGTGGTGGATATAAACGCCTACTGGGGTTTAGACCTCTTGTAAATCAAATTGTGCCTGAAACAAACGTTTCATCAGAAGCCGTGCTTCTATCAACCAAGTTTAGTAATTTTGTGTTGGCTGCTAGGGGGGATAAAATATTTAGCTCTGCATCGACAGAGTTATCAATAAAAATAGTTTCTACTACAGCCATGACGGGAGCAGGAACTATCACAGTTGACAGCACAGCAGGGTTTAGTGCTAGTGGCACAATCCAAATAAATTCAGAAATATTCACATACACTGGTAAATCTGCAGGTGCATTTACAGGAGTTACACGAGCAACCGGGGGTACAACAGCAGCCAATCATGCAGTTACAGATGTGGTTTCAGAAACATGGACAACTAGAGATACAGGAAGAACCAACGCTGCACGATACAACTTTGAGAAATACAACTTTGATGGTAACGATAAAATAATTGTTGTTGACCAAACTAACGCCCCCACAATATTTAACGCCTCATTGACGGCCAGCGATGTAAGTGAGAGTTCTGTATCAGGGGCAAAACATGTAGTTGCCTTTAAGAATCACATGTTTTATTCCGGCATGTCAGGCACACCACAAGAAGTTGTGTTTAGTGAGCCGTTCGACGAGGATGGTTTTAATGCTAGTGATGGTGCTGGAAGCATTAAAGTAGATGATACCATTGTCGGCTTGAAAGTCTTCCGTGACAACTTGTTTATCTTCTGTGAAAACAGGATATTTAAGTTAGGTGGTAGTAGCCTGAGTGACTTTGCTATTGTACCTGTTACTAGAAACATTGGTTGCATAAATGGGTTTAGTATTCTTGAATTTGCAGGTGACTTGGTATTTTTAGGTCCAGACGGACTTCGTACTGTTGCTGGTACGGCTCGTATTGGTGACGTTGAGTTGGGAACAATAAGCACCAACGTGCAGCAGTTGTTTAGGGAAAACCTTGACGATGCTGATGCGTTTGTTTCTTTGGTTATACCGGACAAGACGCAATACAGAATATTCTTTTCAAAAGCTACAGGCATAGCTAGTGCGACTATAGGCGTGATTGCAGTGATGAAAGGACAGGCGTTCGAGTTTTCTACGATGAAAGGCATACGCCCCTCCTGTGCAGACACTGTGATTGAAGATGGTGACGTTGTTGTTTTACACGGCGGTTTTGACGGGTTTGTTTATAGGCAAGAAAAGGGCAACACGTTTGATGGCACCCTTATAAACGCAAAGTACAGAAGTCCCGACTTAAATATGGGGGACCCCGGCGTTCGCAAACATATGCAAAGAGTTAATATTAACTACGCACCGGAATCAACCATCGACGCTGATTTATTTGTACGATATGATTATGAATCAAACACATCAACAAGACCTGCTGCATATCCTTTAGATAGTACGAATGTTGCAGGTATTTATGGCACATCAGTTTACGGGAGTGCTGTGTACGGGGGGCCTTCGCAACCCATTGTTAGAAAAGCAGTGGAGGGTTCAGGGTTTGCAGTTGCTTTGCGGGTAGAAGACGGGGCAACCGCCACAGCCCCATATACCCTAAAAGGGTTTCAATTAGAATTTCAAGTGGGAGCGAGAAGGTAAATGGGCGCAAATTATACACGGCAGTCCACATACACTGACGGTGATACAATCAGTGCTGCCGATACCAACGATGAATTTGACCAACTGCTTGCGGCGTTTGCAGCAAACACAGGACATACCCACGATGGTACGACAGGTGAGGGTGGACCAATTACAACGTTGGCTACAAACACGGTTACATTTGGAACTGGAGCAGACACTGATATATCTGTAACATTCGATGCAAATAGCAACGATGGTGTTATCACGTGGATGGAAGATGAAGATTACTTCCAGTTCTCAGATGAAATACTGATGACCACTACAGAAAAGATTTTGTTTCGTGACACGGCATTGTCCATAAGTTCGTCCACCGATGGACAGCTTGATATTGATGCCGATACAGAAGTTGAGATTACTGCACCTCTTGTTGAGATGTCTGCAGATGCAACAGTGGGGGATGACTTTACGTTAAAGTCTGATGCCGCTGTTCTTGGTTTTGGGGCAGATACAGATACCACACTCACACATGTAGCCGATACAGGTTTGTTACTTAACTCTACCCGACAGTTACAGTTTGGTGATAGTGGAACATATATTCATCAATCAGCCGATGGTGTGCTTGACCTTGTATCTGATACAGAGATAGAGATTAATGCTACCACCATAGATGTAAATGGTGCTATTGATGTTTCGGGTGCATCTACCCTTACGGGTAACGTAACTCTTGGCGGTCAGTTACGTATGCCAGACAACACAGCCAGCAAGTTGCTGATTGCAGATGGCACCAGCTTTGAAGAAAAGGCTGTTGGTGATTTATCAGAGATATCAACTGTAGCAAATGATGATGTATTTCTTGCCGTAGACACATCCGGCGGTGGTCTTAAAAAGATTCAACGAAGTGCTATAGTTGCAGGGCTTGCAACATCAGGAGCGATATCCAACGTGGCTGAAGATTCGACTCCGCAGCTTGGTGGCAATCTCGATATGAATGGTAACGACATTGTTACCACATCCAATGCAGATATTGACCTTGCCCCTAATGGCACGGGTAAAGTTGTAGTTAAGGGTAACACTAATCCGGGCACAGTTGTTTTTAATTGTGAAAGCAACAGTCATGGTCAGACAGTTAAATCTCAACCCCACTCTGCATCAGTTACAAACGTACTAACTCTTCCACCGGGTGGGGACCAAGAAATTGTCGGTACAACAGCCACTCAAACTCTAACCAATAAAACTATTGATGCCAGTCAGCTTTCTGGTACGGTCGCCAATGCACGTCTTGATGCACAACTGCAAGATGTAGCTGGTCTTGCTGTTACAGACGGTGGTTTTATTGTTGGCAACGGCTCAAACTTTGTGCTTGAAACGGGTGCTACTGTACGTTCGTCTCTTGGATTAGCTGCCTCTGCAACGACGGATACAACTAATGCGAGTAACATTGGTTCAGGAACATTAGCCGCTGCTAGAATGGCTGCTGCACAAACAGCTATCACATCTATCCTTGCAACAGATGTTAAAATTGGTGAAGACAATGAAACCAAGATTGACTTTGAGACTGCAGACGAAATACATTTCTATGCAGCCAACGCTGAACAGGTATTTGTATCGGACGGTGTATTTGGACCCCAGACAGATAGCGATGTAGACTTAGGTACAACAGGTGCAAGATTTAAAGATGCTTATATTGACAGCGCAACAATCACAGGTGATGTAGCTGTAGGTGATGACATCACAGTGGCAGGTAGAGCAGTTGGCACCATGACTACAGACAATGACGGTAGTTTTGATTTATCTGTAAGTAACGATTTTAAATGTACTCCTAGTGGTAACTTTACATTAACATTTACAAATGGTGATGAAGGACAGTCAGGAAATATAATACTCATAAATAGTGGTGGTCACACGGTTTCTGCTCATGCTGATATAGCAATCAATGCCACAACTTTAACCGCTTTGTCTACGGCTGGAACTTACCATCTCGCTTACTTCTGTAGCGCAGACAGCGGCACAGCTAATACAATAGCCGTATCCGCATCAGGGGCTTTGACTTAATGAGTGTAATTAAAGGTAATCATGGCGGGTTAGGTGGCTCTGGTGCGCCCGGCGGTGCGTTAGGTTCGTTTTATAGTCACACTATTGACCAGTCTTTGCGTTTTAATCGTGGTGATAGTGCAAAGTTAACTCGCACACCTTCTTCTGCTGGTAATAGAGCAACTTGGACTTGGAGTGCGTGGGTAAAAAGGTCTGGCTTAGGCACCATTCAACAATTATTCTGCTCTACTGCCGGAGATTATAATTTAAGATTTAACACTGACGATACAATAATATTTGAGGGTGCTTTTGGGACAAACACTAGTGCTGCCGTTTTCAGAGATGTTTCAGCTTGGCTTAATATTGTGGCAGCCCATGATACTACAGAAAGCACTTCTTCTGACAGATATAAACTTTATGTGAATGGTACACAACAAACTGTATCTGGAGCGTATCCTTCTGGTGACGGCATTATTAACAATACTGTTGAACACGGAATAGGCGGTCAAAGCGCACACTATTTTGACGGTTATATGGCACAGGTCAATTTTATTGACGGCACTGCTTTAACTCCTACAAGTTTTGGCGAGACAAAAGACGGAGTGTGGATACCGAAATCATACAGTGGTAGTCATGGGACTAATGGGTTTTTCCTGCCGTTTGATGACTCTAGCGCAATAGGTGATGATGAAAGCGCAAACACAAATGACTGGACTGCCAGCAACCTAGCCGCAACCGATGTCGTGCCAGATAGCCCGACTAATAACTTTTCTACGATGAATTCAATATATCACTCTTCATCACAGGCTACTTTGTCGGAAGGTAACTTAAAAGTAGATGGTGCTGGTTTTGTAAATGCGGCAGACGGGTATGGTGCAGTATCAACATTTTCCATACCGAAGGACAAAAAGATTTACATTGAAGTCGAGTGTACCGATGGAACTAGTGACAACTGGTTTGCTGGGTTTGCTTCACAATCTGGCTTAGAAAGTGGCCCATCAAGTACAAGTGTTGGCGGCTCTAACGCTATCACAGTTTACAATCGTTCAGTTTATGTAAACGGTTCGGAAACTGATTATGGTTCAAGTGCTGGACTTGGTGGGCTGGGCGTTGCTAAGTTATCGGCTGGTGACATTCTTGGCTGTATGTGTGATGGGGCAACAGGCAAGGTTTGGTTTAGTCGTAATGGCACATATTTTAAGTCACCTAGTACAAATAACAGCGGAACCACTGGCGACCCTGCTGGTGGAAATCACGAAATAGGCACGATTACCAACGGAACAACCGAAGATGTATTTTTTGTTATTGGTTCAAACACAAGCGTATCGTCTATATTCGTAAATTTTGGGCAAGACAGCGTAAACGTAGCCAGTGCAAGTGCGGATGGCGAAGGTATTGGCACCTTTGAGTATGCGCCGCCGACAGATTATCTTGCTCTCTGTGCCAGCAATTTAAGCGACCCAACAATCGGCCCCGGACAAAGCACTCAAGCCGATGACCATTTTAATACTGTGTTATACACTGGTGATGCTGACAACGATGTAACGGCTACAAATACTTTTGCTGCGGATTGGGTTTGGTTAAAAAATAGGACTGATAGTTCTACTAATCATTACTTGCAAGACTCAGTGCGTGGGTTTGGTGCGTCAAAATCTCTAAGTAGTAACACTACCGGAACTGAAGGTTATAACGGTGGTGCGCCATCTAGTCATAATATTGTTACAAGTAGTAGTTCTTTAAGGCTTGTGTCATCAGATTTGGCAACAAATACCAAGAACTTTGTGGCTTGGACTTGGAAAGGTGGTGGTAATTCCAACACTTTTAATGTTGATGGAACGGGGTACGGTTCTGCATCCGATGCAAGTCTTAGTGGCGGCAATGTCACTCCAACAGGAGCATCTATAAACACAACTTCTGGAATATCTATAATCAGTTACACTGGAAATGGGTCTGCAAGTCAAACAATAAAGCATGGTTTATCCAGTGCGCCAGAATTTATAATTATTAAAGACAGAGACTCAAACAGTAGCAACAATCAGTGGCAAATTTCTCATACGCCTCTTGGCGATGACTATGGGTATTTTACAACGGATGCGTTTGCTGGCGTAGCCCAAATGGTTCCTACAAGTGGAGATGCCACAACAAATACTATTGGTATTGATGGAACTGTTTTAACAAATGAAAGCGGTGATGATTTTATCATGTATAGTTTTCATTCAGTGGAGGGCTACTCAAAGGTTGGAACATATATAGGGAATGGTAATGCAGATGGTACGTTTGTCTACACAGGATTTAGGCCAGCTTGGCTTATAGTAAAGCGTTCAAGTGGCAGTGGGGGTTGGCATATGTTTGACAACAAACGGTCTACCTTCAACGAAATAGATGTTCGACTAGAGGTCGATAATAGTGATGCTGAAAATACAAGCGGCCCACCTCATATGGATTTTGTTAGCAACGGATTTAAGATGAAGACTAGTTTTGATAATATGAACGCTAATGGTAGCACTTACATATACCTCGCCTTTGCCGAAGCCCCATTTAAGTTCAGCAATGCCCGATAGGAGAATATAAAATGCCGTGGAAATATAACGGAGCAACACTTAAAGAAGGCCGTGAGTTTACTGGCACAGACGGTACACAGTATCCAAAAGTTTGGATGCGGTATAGTGCTGACGAAAAGAAAGCTATTGGTATAACTTGGGAAAACCCAGCCGCAAGCGAAGCAGCTTTTGACAATAGGTTTTACAGTGGCAGGCAAAGCGATGGTACATTAATTCCCAAAAGTTTAACTGACGTAAACGAAGTAGATTCAGACGGTAATCCTATAAATGGACTAGACGGTAATCAAATTGTAACACCCGGACTTAAGACTGTTTGGGTTGCACATACAAAGCGCACGGCAAACGAAAAACTTGCAGTGCATGATTGGTATGTTACTCGCAAAGCTGAAAAGTCTACAGCCGTACCTAGTTCAGTGACCACATATAGGGATGCTGTTCGCACTAAATGCGGCGAGATAGAAACAGCCTTGAATGGTGCGGCAAACTTGACAGCGTTTATGGCTTTGTTTGATGACGAACGTAATTCAGACGGTACATTAAAGACGATTGCTAAAATTAATGACTGGCCTGATGAGATATAATTATGAAATTTTCTAAAGGGCTTTACAAAAGGACTAGGCGATGGCATTAAACATTCAAGCAGAAATGGAGAATATAGCGCAGGGACAGCCGACAACGCAGCCTCCGCAGGTTACGCCTACGTTAGTTACAGAACAGCCGACTGAAATTCTGGGAACTGGTCTTGGGCAAGTAGGCACCGCCCCCACAATAACTACCGCGCAGGCTCCCACAGCAGGCATAACAACAACAGCACCCACCGCACCGACTACACCCGTTGGTCAAGTTGCAGCCGTAGAGGACGTAACCACAGATTTACAACAGCTAGGTGGAGCACAGGCTGCACAGCTAACCCCAGCCGCGAACTATGTAGACATGACAGGTGTTCAAGCAGGGCCATCAGCAGGTGCCCTAGCCACTGCCGCTACACAACAGTTAGACCCCCAAGCTACCACACAGTATCAGCTTGGACAGATAATGTCTTCCCTGCAGGCTGGTGGACCTATGCCTGCCTTTGCTGCCCCAGCGGTTCGCAAAGTAAACGCCATCATGCAGGCTCGTGGTTTGGGAGCCAGTTCGATGGCATCCGCTGCTATAACACAGGCTCTTATGGAGTCTGGGGTTCAGATTGCACAACAGGATGCGAACAAGTATGCAGCTATTCAGTTGCAAAACTTGAACAACCAGCAGCAGACAGCTTTGGCTAACGCAACAACGTTCGCAGCGATGGACAAGGCAAACCTCAACGCACGGATGCAGGCTGCTGTTACAAATGCACAATCATTTTTATCTGTGGACTTAAAAAACCTTGACAATAAGCAGAAAAGTGATACACTTACATATCAGAGTCTTGTTCAAGGACTGTTCAAAGACGCTTCTGAAGAAAATGCGCGGCAACAGTTTAATGCAAAGAATGACCTGCAGGTTGAAGAGTTCTTTGCGGAACTAGGTGCACAAGTAGACACAGCAAACGCGAACCGTCTTTCAGCTATGGAACAGTTTAATGTTTCTGAACAAAACGCAATGACGCAGTTTGATGTAAACGTAAGAGATAGTCGCGATAAATTCAATGCAAATATGAAGTTTGCGGTTGACCAGTCAAATGCGGTATGGCGTAGAGAGATTAATACTGCGAACACAGCCCTTCAGAACGAAACAAATCGTATTAATGTGCAGAATGCCTACGGTATGACCACGAATGCTCTAAACAGTCTTTGGCAATCATATCGCGACAACGCATCTTGGAACTTCCAGAAAAGTGAGAACGCCCTACAGCGTCAACACGATATTGGAACCATTGCAATGCAATACGCGAACAGCAAGGACATGTATGACCAAGAGCAGAAGGACGAGATAGTCACAGGGGTTGGTAATTGGGTTATGACGTGGGCCGCTAATAAATTAAAATTTTAAGGAATGGGTAAATGAGTTTTTGGAGTACAGTTACAGATTATGCGAAAACGGCAACCGAATTTGTTTTGGGTACAGCACAGTACACAGAAGAAGGTGGAGAAGACATATTTACAGGAGAGTATGTCGGAGGTTTGGGATTAGGAAATGTTTATGAATTTGGAAAAAATATTCTAGGTAGCGATTTTGTAAAAGATGCGGCAGGCTCTTTTTTAACAATGGGTGATAGACAAGATATACCTCAGATACAAAAAGCTGCATTCAGAACTCCTGAAATTTCACGAACAGCATCAACTGTTAGTGTAGCGGCTTTAGCTAGCATGGCTAATTCCACAGGTGTAAATAACGCACGACTGCAGCAAGCATTATCCAGTGCTCGTGCACGACCCACTGGCAGCACTCCCCTTCAAAGAATGGTGGGTGGTAGTGCAGTCAATCCAACCTTACGTCAGGGTCGCCGTACACAAGGTTTGGGAACAACTAATGTTGCTCGTGTCGCCGCAGCACCTGCAGCAACGGTTCGCAAAGAAGTAACTACAGCAACAACAACAACATAGGATAGGAAATGGCGCAGCCCCCACAGAATGTAGGCGACAGGTTCGCAGTAGCTCCTCCGGGATTCTCCTTAACACAGGACAATTCGCAATGGCCTTGGGGAAGACCCCCACGGGATGCAGACCCTGAGATTGCCTTAGAAAACGCTGTTAAAAGCATTGAACAGCCAAAAACCCAGCAGGAAATGATAAAGCTGCTAATGGTTGGTGTATCCGTTGAGGTGCTTGTTGAGGGCATAATATTTGCCGGATTTCAAGAGGGTTTGTTCACCCCAGATGTAGGTATGCTTATAAAGCCAGCCTTAGCAATCATCATTGGCGATATGGCAGAAGAAGAAAATATTCCGTATCGGATGTTTGAAAATGACGATGCCGAAACCGAAGGTGAGATGGATGATGAGACATTCTTCCGTATGATGAAAGCAAATAATCCTCGCATGTTCGAATTTGTTCAAGAAAATCTAAATGCTGCGTACAGAGCGGGAACGCAGCCACCAGAACCAGAACAGGAGCGCGGGTTTCTAACAGCGCGGGAGTCTTAAAATGGGAATAGGATTTGCATTCGTTAAAGGTTTAGTTCAAGGTGCGAACGATTTTCAAGCGGCTAAAGCAGAGGAAAGGGCACAAAAAGCAGCAGATGAAAAAGAACGTCTGGACTCGTTAGGTAAACGTGTGTTTGAGGCAATTGAAGCGGGAACATTAGACCCCGCTAAAGCTGCCACTTTTTTTGATTTGGATAAAGACCAACAGACCTACGCATCTCTGGCTGGTATGATGGTACAGGCTCAAGACATAGCCAGTACAACTCAAGTAGGTAGTTTAGCTATGCCTTGGAACCATTCCGATATTACTTTTGACAAAGGCAGACCAGACTTAGAAATAACGTCTCTGGAAAGGCATCTGTCAGAGCCTAAAAATATGTTGGCTATGATTAATGAAGCTAAAGTAAACCCTGACGCTGTGTATAACTACTTTAATAGAACAAACCTTGGTTACCACGATTTTGTTGCTGCAACTAGAAGTGTTAGAGCAGAAGGGCCGGGTACTGAAATCAAACAACTGGCTGTCCCTAGCATGGAGAACTTTCCTAACTTTATGAAGGTATTTGATACTCTAAATGCCGCCAAAAATAACTCTAGTGCAATTGCTGCTGATTCTGATAAGGTGATATCTGACGTTACAGAAGGTAAGGGAGTTCCTACTGATTCCGTTGTTGTAAAAATAGGCACTAGGGAATCTATTAATAATGATTTAGAGACTATTATTGTAGCTGACGCAGTTGTAATGCCTTTAAACACTGACGACAGTAACATAAAAGTAACGAGTGACGATTTTAACCTTTTTGCTACAACGGTAGGGCAGGGTAGGTATGAGTCCGGTAGTCACATGATGTTAGATACTGATTTTATAACGAGCATAACTTTATCTTCCGACCCTAAAGTTCAGTTTAAAAGCCTGAGAGACGCTGCATCTTTGACAAGATACTCCCCTCAGGATTTAGATACACCGAATGCAGTACCAACTAATAATAAAACAGAAATGGGTGTAAGACTAGAAGCAATATCAGGGTCCAACAGAAATAACTTCTATTCAGGGGACATTGGTGCCTCTGTACGTGCTATGGTCCCTCACGTGTATATACCACCCGAACCTGTATCTGGATTATTAGCACAATCTATGACTGGTGCACAGTTATTAGAATCTAAAGATATAGATTCAAAATCTATCACAGAAGGCTACACTGCAGCTAGTGATGCTGAATTGATGATAATAGAACTTAATAAATTAGAAGCTAGTCTACTGACAACTCCCGGTTTTGTAAGAGGTTTGCAAAAAACTTTAAGCGGTATTGTCAGTGAAGGGGGCACACTTGACCAGATATTTGGTGTTACAGCAGGTTTTGAGGATGAGAATAGTCAATTTACAACAAACCTCAAAGAAGGAATTTCTATGGGGGAGAAAACAACCCCAGATTCTTTAAAAAGAATTGCTCTTTCTAACGGAATAGGGGAAGGAAGTTTTGAATCAACAGTAGGTAGAATTGACACTCTTAGAATAAACCTTGCAATGAAAATTGCTCGTGCTGCTGACCCTGCGGGACGTTTATCTAACCAAGATTTTGATAATGCTTTGAAAACTCTGGGCGATAGTGGGTTTTTCCAAACAAAAGACAGACAAATGGCAGGGTTAAATCAAACTTTAAGACATATGACAAGAAAGAGAGAAAGCTTAGAACCTTACTATAAGTTACTTTCAAAAGAGACTGTAACGATAGAAGACAGAAAGCAGCTAATTGCGTTCTCACGAGTTCGAAACCTCCAAGACCACATGAGTAGACTAAGAGGCCAATCTGCTGATGGCACAGTACCAGAAGCACCGGGAGACAAAGACCCACTTGTAAAACCAAATGCAATTGTCCCGCCTGATAATTGGAAGGGCATTAACCCTATAGTGTTACCTGATGAAGAGGGCGGTCCTGATAAAGATTATGTGTTTAGCATAGGAGGCGAGGGTGTTCCTATGGGCTGGTATCAGGAACAAGAAGATGGTACATTAATTCCTGCTACACCTGAACAGTCAGCAGCTATAGCAAATATTCAAGCCGAAGAGGAAGACTAATTTATGGTAGACCCGTTAATTGATAATAATAACTCCTCAGAAGAAGATAACGAACAGCCCAAAGCAGATTCGCCTGTAATTGTTGAAGAGCCTCCTGTGAAGGACTTCGACCCAACTCCTACACAGCTAACTGCAACAGAAATAGCTACTCAAGCAGGCGGGTTGACAACGACTGATGAAGGCACTCCGCGTTTAGAAATTGCTCCTGTAAGCCCTGATAAACTTCCTGAAGCTACAAAGGATGACGCGGTGGTGACGCCGCCTGCCTCAAACCAAGATATGTCACAGGCTAGCATGTCGATGGGACTTGAATCTGTTTTACCCCCAGCATTTCAAAGTGTTCGAAAAACGGAGCAAAAAGACCTAGAAGCTAGAAAAGCTGCTGCTGAATCAAAGCCAGACTTTACATCTTTTATTCGAAATATACAAACTACAGGCAAGACTCAAACGTTGAAAGTGGGCAACAGAAGTTTGCCTATTACGAAAGGTATTGCTGATACCATAAAAATTGACGAACAGACTGGGGAACTTACAGGGGACCCCACCTTTATTCTTAATTTAAAAACTTTCTACAATCTGTCAGGTAAGGCTGCTGCTGATGGTAGAGGCCCCATAATAGCTTATGAAACAGCCGCTGGTCAATTTGATTTAGAGGCTGCAAACAAAACTGAAGAGCTAGTGCCTCCGTTGTTCAGGCAGTATAATGCAAGAAAAGAGATGCTAAAAAACTTGCAGGGCTTGCCTAAAGAAATTCAGGAAACAGTTGTTAACAACATAGACTTTAGTTTAAAATACAATGTGTCACAAAGATTAGCAGAAGCAGGCAGGTTCTTGGGCATAGAGGCACCTGACTTTTTGATTATGTTGAGAGGTGTAGACCCACAAACTGCGTTTAATCCTGAAATGAACCCTGTGATTGCTGCTATAAAAGAATCAGGTTCGCTTCCCGGAACAGCGGAGTTTAAAGCAGAGTATGCTGTACAATCTCAAAAGTTTCGTGAGAAGTATTTAGATTTTAAAGGGTGGGTTAGAGATAACATACCTGCCGCAACTTTAGGTCGATACTATGATGAGCACATTCATCGTATTTTAGAAAAACAATTGCCTCCTGAAGAGTACGAAAAGTACGCATATGAAAGAGATGCAAACGGCGAAATCATTACCGCTCAAAATGGTGATAAAATAAAAGCATCATTTATAAGTGAAGATGTGGCTTATAACATTAACGATGCAACTTTTGATGCAATGCACCCTGCTAAAAAGGCAGTAGCTCTTATCCTTGAAGAAGTAGCTTTTACAGCACCTTTTGGTTTTATACGAACGGCTGAAGGTCTTAGAAAAGTTGACGACATCTTGGCACTGGCGAAGACCGATAAGTACAAACACTTATTACAAGGTATTACTGAACCCCGCCAGATACAGGAGATTTTAGCAAAATACGAAAGCAGAGCCAAGGCTGACACCTTTTGGAGAGCAGGTATAGAACAGTACGAAACCAACCAAACATTAGCAAATATTGATGATAGGCTTCGTCAGATTAGAAATACTATAGATAACCTAAACACAAAATATCCAAACGACTCAGATATTGCCTCTGTCCCATCTTTGATAGGGGAGGGAACAGTTGACCTGCCTAAAGCAGACCACCTTAGACGTTTGAATGCAGAAGCAAAGCAACTAAAGGCAACTAAAACAAAGTTATTTATTACGGGGCAGACTCTTCCATACGTGCAGGATGTTACCGAAGCCAGTGTTGCCATAGGTCTTATGACGGCTGGGTTTCGCGAATATGGTCCTTTTGATGACCCTAACACAAACGAAGCTTTTGGAAATTTGTTTGCAAGTTTGGGCGGGTATCGACCTATTGTATACGGAACAAGGAACATAGCTGCCAAAGGTGCTGTAGCGGGAGCAAGCCGTATGTCTAATAAGGTTGCCATGCCTTTTACTATGATTCGTGATTTTATAGGCAGCATACCTGTAGCGGGTCCAATCTTGGTAGACAAAACGATAGAGAATGTTGAGCAGGTATTAGGAAAAACTTTAAGTCAAGATGAACGCCGTCATTTACGAACCGTTATAGAATTTTATAAAAAATTAAAACCGGAGGACCGTGCGGAAGCTCTTGCAAGTCAGCAAGAATCCTTCGAACTCATAGATAGGTACGCATCAAAGTTTTCGAACCCAGACCGTATGAGGGAGCTAATACTCGACACGTATGAACACACCAGCGGTATCATCAGTTTGGTTGCAGCAGGACAACTAAATAACATATCTCGACAGTTAGATTTAGATATGTTGAGCAAATATGATATTAAAGACATGGAATCAAACTTCAAGTCTCAACAAAGTCATATCATACTAGCAGAGGAAGCCATAAGACAACTTAAAGAGGGGCTATCAGGTATAGAAAATCCTTTAGACAGAGCAGTTATAGAAGAGTTTGTTGAAAGCAAGGCTAGAGGTTTAGAGGTTTTAAAAAATAAAGTTAATGAAGACAATCTTCAGAGACTACAGAATTTAGAAAATTTAGAATCTTATGTACTCACTTTTGGTAAAAACGGTGCTGATATTGAGACTATAGAAAGCTTGTCTAAATATAGAGCAACATTGGAATCTACTGTTGAAGGAGCGGGGGAACTAGGAATAGTTTTAAATAAGGCTGAAAATGTAAAAGCCATGAAGCGTTCTTTAGATGCTCGTAGAGACAGAGCACTTAGAAAGGCGGCTGCTCTACGAGGTAAGCCCGGATATGAAGCTGCTTTGAATGAAGCTATTGAAGAACTTGTAAATTCAACACGAGCCGACAAGTATCTCATAGGCGATGAAATATATAATGGAGTTCGCGAAATAGCAAAAGCAACAGGCCCTATTGATATAAAAGATGTTGTAATGGAACTTGCAGACGGCAGAGGCACTGATGGTCTTAAAGCTTTTTTCGGACCTGATTCAGCTTTATGGGATAGCGCGGACGCAGTAGACGCGGAACAGGCATTTACTAGAATATTGAACGATAATATAAGTGCGACAGACATGGCTGATATACGTAGTCAGTTACTTAAAAAAGCAGAAGATGCTCCCGGTGCAGGCAAGATTAAAGATAAAATTAGAAACATGTCCGAATTGGATATTGCTATAGAGTTAATGGAAAAGAATCCTGACTTTAATCCTTTTCTAGTAGCTGACGCTTATGATTTGGAGTTGCTTAGAAGACACTTTAAACGTATGAAAACTATGAAATCAAAAGCCGGAGAGGATACTACAGCCTATAGTAAGTTTATAAGAACATTAGATAACACCATAGCTAATCAAAGTGAAGATTTATCAAAGGCATTTATTAATGCCCGTAAAGAGTACGAGATAAGAGTTGGGGTACCTACAACACGAGGTATGTATATAGACGAATTGATTTCTAAAAAAGATAGAGTGCTAGCTAAAGAAATCGACATAGACAAAGGCAGCTTAAAATCAATATACAAAGACGGCTTTGAACCTCGTCAAATGTTTAATAAATTGGGAGACGGTATATCTAGTATATTGTCTCCTGTAAGGGACGCTGGAAAAGTATCTATAAAGAATGAAATAGATAAACTGGTGTATTCGTTTGGGGAGTTTCATAGCAAAAGTGGCAAGTTTGTATTCGATACCAGCACAGAAGCAGGAGCAGCTAGACTTGAAGACGTTAGAGCAGTAGTCAGAGAAGTTTTAATTAACAAAATGGGGCCTGACTTTTTAAAGAAGTACAAAAAAGTTAAGTCTAAAACAGTGCCTGAAGCTTTAGTTGGCGAACAATCTAAAGAACTGATGAATGATATAGATGCTATTATTAATGAGATTAATATACCTGTTCTACAAGCAGATGGCACAATACTCAAAGAAGCTCTCATAGACCCTATGGAAATTCTGGAAGTTTCTAAGCCACTTCAACAAGTTATGAAGGAACAGCCTAGAGTTGCACAAGCTTTTAGTCTACTAAAAGAAAGGTTTAAGAAGTTCAAACAAAAAGAAAAAGCAGCAATTGCCGCAAAAAAAGACAGAGACGAATCCAGCATAAAACTAATGGAAAATGTTTTAGGCAACACAGACCCAAAGTCTTTCTTTGATAAGTATATATTGTCAGGCGAAGGCGGCAGATTGCAGGCTGTAAAAGACGCTGTTGTTCGAATAGCAGAGGCTGAAGGTAGGGACCCTAAAGAAGCCTTAAAAGACCTTAATGATATAATGGCTATGTACACTATACAAGGCTTGTTTAATCTTGCAGGTGTACAGGGTAAAAAGGGCAAAGTGATAAGACCGCCGGGAAAATCCCCGGAACTTGTTGCTATGGAAATAGAGGCCCCTCAAAGTGCCTTGGAAGTTTTGTCTGACCCCAACACAAGCAAAGTGGTAAGGGACCTCCTTGGAAATGAAACTTACGAGTTCCTAGAAGATACCCTTCGAATTATGAATGAAAGCACTCATGTTGTTAGGGCAGCGACTCAAACAAACGACTACAAAGGGATTAAAACGGCAGGTATTGTTAGTAGAATCTGGAATGGTGTTAAAGGTTTTGTTAGTCCTGTATATATTGCCACAGAGTACCTTTTAACTACGGCAAAAGCTGGTAAAATTAATATTATGAAACTTGCAGTTCAAGATAGAGAGGCTGCGATAATACTTCACAAAATGTTAAAAAATCAAGTTACTAAAAAAGATATCGAAAAATTTGATATCATAGCAACTAACTATTTGTTCACGGAGTTAGGTGTTCAAGGAATGGAAATGTCTTTAACAGGCGAAGAAATGCCAATAACGTCGGCAATGAAAGAAACTGTGCCTCAAGCTGTAGAAGCAGCCGTAGAAGGTGCTGAAACTATAATAGATGCAGGGCAATCTGCACTCGACTCAGCAGCGGAGATTATTAAATGAACAAGAAGCTGAAGCCAATACCGAAGGACAATAAAGGACTTCCTAATTTACCCAAGTCCGTTCGTAACAATATGGGCTTCATGTCCTATGGTGGCAAAACTAAACGAAAGAGCTACGCGTATGGCTCTATGGTTCGAACACCAATGAATCCAGATACAAGCATGAAGTCCACTATGAACCCAATGATGCCCCGCGAACAAAGAGGCATGATGTCAGCACCAACTCCCATGTCAGATAAGATGAACAAATAGGTTCAAATATATCTGCTAGACTTTTCTAGCATCTCGTTTCCGACAGACTTTAAATATCTAAGAAGACTTGCTACCTTGAAGGTTCCTTCATAGGATGGCAGGTCTTTTTCCATTACGCGAACAAATTGGTCAGGCTCTACGTAATCCATGTCCAGTTCTACACTACCTTTATCATTTAATTTAGCTGTTATTTTGAACAGGTCCATTTTAAGATGCTTGTTGCTCATCCTTGTACGCCTTAATTACATCAGAAGAAAACAACTTCTGCAGGTTCAATAGGTACATCCGGGAAGCGTTGTTGTCACCACCGCTAACAGATTTCTTGTAGTCTAGGTTTTCGATTATACGTTTCAGAGAAGGCACATCGAACACAAGGGTTGCAAAAGTCTCATCCCCGATACAAAGATTGTGGAACCAGTAGTCTGCTTCCGTAGCAGCGATGCCACTAGGCTTGCCATAGGACTCGTATTCAATGGCTATGTTGCCTGTTCGAACCCACATGTCCCGCTCTGACTTCACCTCTACCTTCTTATCTGTCAGCATGTCGGCAACTCGCTGTTCGCGAACTTTGCCGTATGCTAAATCTAAATCAAACTTTTTGCGGTCACAAACCGCTGGCTCCATATTACTCATATTTTTTACTCTCTATGGTCTTCATGTTCATGGTTGGGATAATAAACCTCAACCCACGACTTACATTTTGGACACTCCAAACAACTAAGTATAGTGTATCGGTTATCCGTAAGTTCGTCTGCATCATGGTCTGCAGACCACCTTAACTCTGTATTACAGTGCCAACAATTCATGCCGCATTCAAATCCACTACTTCACAAACACCTGCCGTGCAAGCCAGTTCCCTTGAACCCGTAGTATTATCTTCTTTTTCGAAATCTGTCAACTTATTCCATTCGATGTTGACGTGTTTGTACATCTGTTCCCACTCAAGGTAGTCATCAGGTTCTATATCCTGATAGGGTGCTTGCTGATATGTATGGTCACTATGAGGCAGGAATGATACACCAGAAGCTACATCAAAGTTCTTATATACCCATGCACCAACTTCCATCCACTCGTGCTCCTTCACAGTCACCGTAATAGATGGCTTGTGTTCACACCAGTGTATAGCGTAGGTCTTCCATAACTCTAACTGCTCAATAGCCGTCATCTTAGTTCGTGTAACGGCACCTTTAGGTGACTTCATAGGAAAGCTGAACACAGTAACACTGTCAGGCTTCCCCATGTCACGTTCATTGTAAACACCCTCTTCAATCAAGAATTGTGTCAGCGGGTCTTTGTTATCTCCGCGAACGGTTCTGATAAAGTAATCGTTGTGCCGTGCATGTATCCCGCTTGCTGCGTCCACCAGTTGAGACACAGTACCCGACGGCTTTACACAAGTGATTGCAGTGCTCTGCGGGATTCCAAGCATGTTCGCAAACTTCAGATTTGTGTCCACTGCTGTTTGCCGCATCTCTTCTAGCCAACGCTTGCTGTCTATATTTTTGGATAAAACGGGATGGTCCATGATACCAGTTAAGGATACGCCTAACAAACGCTCTTCCTCTGTGTTGTCTTTCCATATCTTCCTCAAATACTTGAAGTCAGTCAAAGTAGATTGAAGGGTTCCAAGAATTGTAGCCACACGAACTTTACGATTCAAGTCATCCAAACTGTCTGATTCACGAACCACTACCTCTGACAAGTTACAGAATTGGTAACCCCGCAGGATAATTTCTGAACACGGGTTGGTTCCCCACATATATCCTGTCTCACGTCGCCCGTTACGAGCTACCTGCTTATCTGCAGCCTCACGATTAAAGATGCCACGCTCACCAGACTTACTGTCGTAGAGAGCAAGCCATTCACGCATGAACGTACCCATCTCTGGCTTATTCTTGTAGGCAACAGAGTTGTTCGCCAAAGCACGTTGACCATTACGGTATATCTGTTTGTCGGGTTCATCCCACCACTCGCCAGCTTTAGCGTGACGCATCTGGTCATCATTAAGATTAGACAGACTAATGAGTGCGCTGCGACGAACGCCCCCTACGACCACTACCTCGCCCACCTTACACATAAGGTCGTGACATTCAATGGGAAATAGTCTACGTCCGGCGGCTTTCTTAAAAATCTGAACTGTAAAGTTAAACAAATCTATCAAAGGTTGTGGACCGCTAGCTCTTCCACCCATGACTTTCAAACGAGAGCCAGAAGGTCTAATTGCAGACATATCCCACTTAGGAACCTGTCCAGCGTACAGTAATGCTATCAGTTCGCGAAATGATTTTGCCCATCCCGGCTTACTATCAGCTACCGTTATAACTATGTCAGAATCCCCAAAATTGTCAGAAATAACAGGAAGTCTATCAACATTCTCTCTCTCCACACTAAACCCTACACCCGTGCCGCACATCAAAATATACATGCACTCATCAAACGCACGAGGACTATCTACAGGTATATAACTACAGTTGTAACCACAGATGTTATCACGAGCAAGAGCCGGACCAGAAGTCATCATTGCTCTCATACTAGGCATAACTTGCAAACTCAAAATAGAATCTTGAATCTCCTTAACTGTACCGTCTTGCAACTTTACGTTGTGCTTCATAAGCACGTGGTCCTGCATAAACCGAATGTAACGGTCCACCGTCTCATCCCAGTTTTCTCTGCGACCTTCTTCGTCTATCCAACGAGCGTATCTTGATTTGTGAATGAACTGTTGATACACGGTAGGTAGTAGGTTGTTCATTGATTGTCTCCTTTAATCTTAATCATCTTCTCTAAGTACCACTTAGCTTTTTCTAAATCTTCTACACCATTTTTGTAACGGTATCTCCACAAGTATTTTATTATGTTTCCCTGTAGGTAATATTCGAATCCCTCTTCTGTAGCGGCTTGTATAGCGTCAACACACTCTATTCCCGCTTTGTTATAGTGGGGTGGAGAATTTACCATGTCTACGTTACCATACGTTTCTTTTCCAATACGCTCCAACTCTTCTTCTTTCATCCTACGCACCATGTACTGTTCGTATCTACTCATTGCTTTGGTCCAAAATCCACTTTAATTACATTGTTTTGTTTTTCTATTTTAGGAAACTGAGTTACGTTATCTATTTCTGATTCCAACTCTTCTAATAAAGATTCAGCTACTTCTTCAAAGGATATACGAGCTAATCCAGCTTGCATAACACGGTCTAAATCATTTTGCAACAATTCAATTAAACCTTGTTGTGCAACAAACCCTGCGTCTATATAATCCTCATCTTCTGTGTCTGTGCGTAAAGTAGTATCATATGCAGTCATACTAAAATTTTCATCATCTACCTTTTGCATAATTATATACCATCTGTCTTTCAATAGACTACCCTTTTCAAGTTCTTTCTCAGTCGTCATTTTTAAACCACTCCTCTGGCACACCCCCCTCTGACCAAGGAAACCCGTGTCGATTTGCCCAATCTGCGTAGCTGGTTTTACTGCCTCTGTATATCTTGTTTTGTGCCCTTACAAATACAAATCGTATATCTAAATCAGGGTACTGCTCTTTTATAAGCTGCATCTTTACCCTGTCTCCTTTATCAAGATGGCCCTTGGCTTCAATGTATATATCTTGTTCAGGAAGATAAAAGTCCGGCACGTAAGTTCGCGGCTTTGGTATGTAAGTTAATTTCTTTTTTTCATACTCAAAAGCAACTTTCTTATTAGCCAAAGACCTAGCCAAGCCTATTTCAAACTGCGACCTGTATTTTGTTCCTCTCATAATCCTTGCAACGGAAACCCCGCCTTCACCCCTTCTAGCCTTTTTAATAGATACTGTTCTACTTTTGGTGATAATCTTTTTAAGTTGTCTAACTGCTGTGATATTTTTAGTGTCGGCAGACAAACGGTAACCCCCTGACGCAAGTTGTGAACAATATTTTGAAATTGAAGTTCTATAAGTTGTATATCTCTATACTCTGTTTCAGATTTAAGAGAGCCTTCCGTCGAAAAATTATCTACTAATGTTAGCGGCAGGGCTATTTCTAAATTTCTCAATCTAACAGTAGAGCGACCACCCCCACGGCACTCATGTGATTCGACGAACACGCATCGTAATTCTGGATTTAATTCAAACAGTTCGTGAGGGTAGTCTCTCGTGTATATAATAGGCATCAGGCCACATCCCGTTTCACAAGCTTTGTGTACCACACATGAGGCTTAAAACGTGCCTTTGATGTAACCTTGGGTGCATATACGGCATTCTTCCAACACATGCTTTTGAAAGAACAGAACGAACAAGTTTTAGGCATGAGACGATTGCCCGTTTCTACCTTCTGCTTATCTATGGTAGTATACTCAGGCTCAGATTGAAATGGCACCTTGAAGGGGACATCTTCTGTGAGAGCCTTCACTCGTTTGTTTGCATCTGCAAGATATGCCTTGCGGTCTTCACTCTGTTCCTCTGGAGCTTCAACAAAATCCCATTCTCCATTAGATTTGTTAATTACAATCCAACCGCCGAATCGTTTGTTTTCCGATTCACCATACAGGTGTCCTTGCATAATATAACCAAAGGGGTCGTCCTCTTTAATTACATCGTAACCGCCCCTGCCGGAGAACTTATTTTCAAATGACCACGGGCTTGCTGTTTTAATATCCCATACCTCTTCCTTACCATCCGTTTCCAGAATCAAATCCAAGGTTCCCCTGACAGTCTCCCCGCCAAGTTCTAAGGTGCATTCTTTTTGTTCGTCAACAACATTTAGTCCAGCCGCTTTCATAACAAGAATAGCGAATGCTTCTAACAAGTCCCCCGTTGCGAACCTGACTATATCGTTGTATGCGACATCCTGTTTGTGTCCTTGCTTCTCTAGTTGCTGTTGGCACAAGGGACGACCCACACCCGACATACGAATACGGTAGTCACCACGATTAGAAAATTGCTTACGCATAGCAGCTTTGCAATCTTCCCCAAACTGCTCTATCAAAGGTTCAAGGCGGGAAGAGTCTATCTCCCCCCGCCCTGCTCTCTGTAAGAAGTTTTGAACTTCAATGAGAGGTAGCATCATTAACCAGCCAATGGCACATCACTTAGACGAGCCGATAGGTTAATGTCCTCTGCAGTCGCCGTAGCTTTTTGTGCAGCCTTATACTCTGCAAAGACTGCTTCGTTTGACCCCTTCACTGTTTCGTGAAACTTCTTGGACAGGGCTTTCTCATCATCACCATAGGATGCTTCTTTTACAAACGCAAGATTCGGCACCCAATATATCACACCACCATTCTTTTTCTTTTCGGTGGTTAGCTCAATAACGCTCTTGTGCATCAAAACCTTTTTAACAGTCAAATCATGCTGGATAAAATTTGACACGGGAATGAAACCAGAACCTTTGAAGTATGCCACGAACGGCATGTTCTCTACAGGTGCCGCATCACCCCCAGCATAAGTAGCTGTGGCAGCATTAAGAATCCCGTAAATAACCTGATTACACTTTACTGATTTACTAAGTAGTGCTCGTGGGTCGTCTTGACTCATTGCATCAACTTCCTCTTTGGAGAGGCGACCACACTTGTTCCCCCCAGTGCTATCGGGAAATTCACCAGCAAGTTTTGGTTTTTGAATTGACTTAGACGAAAACTTACCTTCCTCTTGGTCCCACACAGACCATTCATACATGCGAAGAAGAGGTTGCATCTGGACAGCATCTGCATAAACCATAGCCTTGCCATTCCAAACACTCCATGTGCCCCGCTTTAAAGGAACGCCATCGTCCGTTTCTTCTTTGTAATTAATGTTCAAACGAGGAAGCCCCATTTGAGGTTTGCTGTTACTATCTGCCTGCCCAGTTATCTGCATAATGGCTTGGTCATCATCACCATCCATAGCAATCATCATAGCATCTAGCTCATCACTAATAGTTTGTATTTCAGTACCCATAATTTTCATATTCCTTTTTAATAAGGGTTAACGTAAATGGATTATACAGTAAGCACTTCTTCCAAGTCAAGCCAATTTTTACCTATTTTTAATTCTATTCCAATTGGCATGTCATATTCCACACCATAACGGTTTTGAGTCTCTGTGGGTAGAGACAGCATAGCATCTGATAAAAGATTGATACAAGCGTCTTTTTCATCAGGGTGAACATCTAGTACAATCGAATCATGCACAGTGTTGCAGATTACGGAATTTAATTTTCTCCGACGCATCATCTTCTCTAAACGAACCAGAGCCATTGGCAGTAGGTCTGCGGTTGCAAACCCCTGAACTGGGTAGTTACATATAGCCGTCCTGTCAGTAGCAGTACCCCACTCTGTCCATCTAGCTTTAGGAAAAGCATACTGTCTGCCAGAAGGCAGTTGTATATACTTCTTAATCACTGCATCTTTTTGCAACCGCTCGTGCCACTTTGTAACCTGATTATACTTTTCTTTGAAAGCATTGTAATAACGCTTCTGGTCTTCCGTGCCAGACACGCCGCCATAGAGTGGTTTGAACGTATGCGCTTTGGCATCTTGCCGCGAACATCCGATAATACTGGCAGTATAGTTGTGAACATCTGTACCCTCTTCTACATCTTTACGTATAGCATCGTCACCTGCAAGAAACCCAGCAACCCGAAACTCTAGTTGTGAGTAGTCCCCTTCAAGTATGAAACCCCCCTCGAACCTACTTTCAACAGCCTTTCGTATAATGAAGGTAGAGCCTCGTGGCATATTCTGAAAGTTAGGATTGCGAGACGAAAGACGACCCGTCGCCGTAACACACTGCATAAATTCTGTGTGGATGAAGCCCTCTGCGTCCATGTTGTTTTCCATACCCTCAACAAACGAACGAAGATAAGTTCGAACCGCACTATATCTGATGTAGGCTTCCGCAAACTCACGAGCTTCTCCTCTCAATGACGTGAACATACTTTCTAGCGTTTCTTTATCTGTCTTAAATCCTGCAGCCGCCACGTCATAAGGGTCGCGGGGAATTAGTTTGAAGCCTGCAACTTGATTGCTAGGTATATAGAGCACACCAGCCCCCTGACAGGTCTTACAGATTCGAATAGCCTTACCTAGTGTCCCGTCCTTCTTACGCGCTGTGTAGCGTCCTACGCCGCCGCAATTAGTGCACTGACTACCTTTGGTCTTATAAAGAACTTCAGTCTCATTGACAACGGTTCGTCGAAAGTCCGCACGACTCATGCGGGTTCGTCTCTTGGGTTTCTTTCCTGCACCACGAATCTCATGCCCTAAATTAAATATGCCAGCCCACCTGTTTTTGCTGTGCACTTTGCAAGAATAGAATAGTTTGGAGCGGTCATCCGGGCTATCTAGGTTGATAGGGGTGTCTCCCATAGCTTCAGCAGCCAACCCATTTAGTCGTCGTTCCAAAGTAAATAGTTCATCTTCATACTCTCGCCGTATATCAGCAAGGGTCTGCTTATTTATCTTGATACCATCCCGTTCAATACGGGACAGGACATCAACCATTTCAAGTGATAGTCTTAATGTCGGTAGCAAAGTCCGCTGCATTGTGTAATTCCTCAAATGTAGTGCCAAAGGCGTGAAGCTGCTTACATGCAATTTGTTCAGTAGCAAGCACGTCAGCCCGTCCATACTCGTCTACTATTCCCCACGGTATGTCGTAGAATGTCTTCCCCTCTTTAAGATACGGCGCAACGAGGTCCTTCTCCTTTTTGGTAACGTCATACTTTTCTGCAAGAGCAGCAAGTCCAAGAGGCCAACGCTGCGCTTTGGATAAAACATATTCAGCCACCATCGTATCGTAGACATCACCATCATAAACAAATCCACACTCCCGTATCCAAGATAAATCAAACTTTATGTTTTGTCCCACGACCATATCAGCTTCGTCAAGTGCAGATTGAAATAGCTCAAAAGCAAAGTCGTGAGGCTGTTTCTCAGAATGATAATAGCAATGGTACATAATCGTATTCATGTGCAACCACTTGTAACCTATTGAAACTAAAGAGTTTCCAAAGTATGGCAAAGCGGTTGTCGAACCATTAGGCTTATGTTTGTGGGTAGTTTCCACATCAAAGGTAAGTACGTTCATCAGTAGTACACCCCCCTCTGTATATCTATGTGACTGTTGAACATACCGTGCCACCCATTTAGTTTGTTTTTAGAAATACAAATGTGCCGCGTGGTGTTCTCTTCTTCTGATGTGCCTGTCTTGCCTATACCTATGATAACGTCTGCTTCACCCGCCTTTCCTGTTCGCGAACCATCCAACATAGCATAGTCAATAAATTGACGGTCGTGAGCTTCAAAACTGGCTTGGCTGACAGACCACACTAACAACTTATTACGCTTGGCAATCTCTCGTGCAACAACATAAGTTTCTTTTAGGCGTTCATCACCACGGTTGAACTCCCCCGCAACTTTGAATTTGTCCAACTGGTCACAGAACATAACATCTGGTTCGTTTAACTGAGCATACTCGTTTAGTTCATCCATAGATGTGCCAACCGAATCCATGACAACTAAGTAAGGTTCTATTTCTTGCTGGTAACGAAGAGACAAGGCATCTGCACCAGAGTCCATCTCTTCACGAGTGAACCCGAAAAAACTCTGTATTATCCGTATCTTAATCTTCTCTGCTGGCTCCTCGTTAGCCCAGTATACAACCTTCTTCTTTTGCTTCACATAGCTAGCAGCAATAAAGGCGCAGAAAGTTGTCTTACCGACCTCTGGACGTGCAAAGATTATACCTAAGTTACCTCTATCCATACCCGCTAGATGTTCGCTTAGTAAGTCCCAAGTAAATGGGAAATCGGGTTCTCCAGTCTCATCTTCCATGAGTTGAGCAAAGTCTTTAGTTACTTCTGTGTAAGTAGTTTTGTCGGACATCCGACCGTCTTCTACCATATCAATTAAAGTCTTTAACTCCCCGAAGTGTTCTGATTCGCCAGTAAATATCGCGATGGCTTTCTCACCAATTTGTCTGGCACGGTCACGAACCCAAAAGTTGCGTACAACATCCGACTCCAACTCTTGTGTATCGGACATATGTGTGGATAGTTTATCTACAATATCGTATAGTTCCTGCATTGTTGACGCAGGTGTTGCAGGATTACGGTCAGCCATCACTGCCGCCAGTTGTCTGGGGTGCATCGTAACAGCGTATTTCCTATGCCCATACGTAATCGCATCGAAGATAGTGGTGTACCTACCCTCGAACATATCCCGTGTTATGATGTTCTTTACGCTATTGTAGAAATCGTGGTTTAGTAGGAAACCAAGAACCTGTATCTCAATCGAGATACTTTTCGAATGTTCGTTTTCGTTCATCATCTGACATATCTTTCACATCTTTGTTCAAAACAACTAAGCTTGTTGGCCTATGGGCCTGCAGTTGCCTGACAAGTTGCAACGCTTTCTTGGTTGCATCTTTATCCAAGGCAACAACTAATCTATCATATCTCCGTAAAAACGGCAAGTGACTGTCCTGTAAGTTTGTTCCCAGCAGGGCTATGCCCGACAAATAATCAGAAATACAACAAGCACTAGCACAATCTTCCAAAATAACTCCCACGGCTCCGTCACCGCAGGTAAAAGGACTACCTGAGTTAGCATATCTCCACCACTTTGGTTTGGTGTTAGTTAAACTACGACCCGCCGCATCAACAGTGTTACGCCCGTCCTTAATTAGATAGACAACACGATTCATGCGAAAGTCATACCGAATATCAACACGCCCTGCAAGGTACGCATCGTAAGCATTAACCCGCTTGACATAAGATTCAGCAACGGGTTCACGAGAGAGAGCCACAAAAGTTTCTGGTAATTCAAAGGTTTGGTCTACATCAGGTTCGCGAACTGGTTGCATCTTTCTTAGTAAAGGATGATAGGGAGCATCTTTACGAACCCTAAATCCTGTTCTCCCGCGAACATTACAGTCCGCATGAAAACAAAACCACAGACGTTCCCCGCCCGTGTCGCTTACACTGAATGTGTTTTTCTTACCACACGCAGGGCAGTTCATCCGTAGACGACCTTCTGGTGCAATAGACAAACCTTCTACATATTCTTTCAACCACGCTGTCATTGGCGTTCTCCTGTGTGACGACAAATACGCCACGACAAAATCAGTGTCAACTAAAATTTTTACTTGACGAACTGTTGACAGGCATGATACCCAATACGAACAGTAACCCTTTAGGTAGCTATAAAATGAAGATAACTCCTATAAATCAATATGCTAAGTTACTTAGAGATAGACAGTACAAAAACAGAATTGTACCTGACAAGAGAAAAAGTAAATTAAATAAACTTGCAAAGAAGGAAATGAAGGATGGCAAGACCCGCCAAGATACCTGAACCAACTAAGACATACAGTCTGCTGTTATCTGTCGAACAATATGACAGATTAGCAGAACACGCCAAGAAACTTGACAAAAAGAGTTACGAACAGGTCAGTGTTGGTGACCTAATCCGTGACGGGATTGAGCTATATCTTGAGGCATTAGATGACAATGAATATTATCCAGAGGGACAAGATGAACTCTTTGAAAACGAAAAAGCTTGAAATAGAAATTGTGGAACGGCCTGACTATAAGTGGGCATTGGTTGTTCCAGCATCATCTGTTCGAATCGGGGAAACAGACCGCGAATTGGTGAAGAAGAAAGATTGCGTAGATTATCTACGGCACGTCACCCTGTTCGTTGCAAAAAGTCGATGGGATTGTAAAATGTGGCTTGACAGGAACAAACAGGCGGTGCTAAAACTGGGGATACCTTACGAGGTGTCGTGAGGTTGTTTCGTTCGTTGGTTGAGGAGCGGGGTTGGATTCATTTC